AGCTTCAGCACTTGTTTTCTGTTTCTACCTTCACGGAATGATACGTGAACCCAACTAAAATCACGTTCGTCTATCAATTGATCGAAAGGCAATTCCAGCCGGATGATCTCGAAGAGTTTCCGGTTTTCCTCCTTACTTCCTACCGTAATATCAGCCGCCTCGCCTACCCGGTGTTGGCTGGATGTTGCCCCGTTAACGCTCCGGTTGAGAATAGCACTTCGATAACCGGAACTTATCCGGATGGGCTTGCCGTACTTCTCCCGAAGCGGGTCGAGAACATTCTCAACCAGCTTCGTTAAATTGTGAATAGCTTCGGCCGTTGGACAGTTATCAATTCCACGCGCTACGGCCGTATCGCTGTGGCTTAGTTCTTGGATTGTAAAATACTTCATACTATATGTTAAATTAATACTGTGAACAAAAAGATTTAGCTAAATTTGCGCTTACCTTTTATATTTTCTCCCGTCTGGGAAGATAGGCTTTGTATTTGTTTGCTTGTTTGTGTTGTTTGTGTGCAACCTCCCGTCGTTAAGTACAATGACGGGAGATTTTATCTTACTCTTTCTTTCCTGAAACATTATCGAACCCTTTCAGCTTGTTTATGATCGCTTTAGGGAAGAAGCCCGGGCAAATCTCTTCTACGTTCTCAATAATACTTAAGGCCTCACGTACCATTAATGCCGTACAAGCGAAATACCGGAACCAGACGAAACTATCGACTACCTGACCGGCGATCGAGAAATTACCCATCACATGCGACAGGACTAATACACAACTGTAAATGATAAGCTTACGCCCGATCATACCATAAGCTTTACTACTGATGTCTTTGGATAGCCAGTGCTTGACAAAGCCGAGCACCGTATCAACACATACAAGGACAATCAACCATTTGACAAACTCCCAGTCACCAAAGACATAGCGCTCAAAGAGTTCCAGCAAAGGAGAAAGAGGCAAGGCAATCAATGCAATCATCTTCAAATTTTTCATATTCTTGGATATATAAACTTTAATCGTATATTTGTCATGGTAATACTAAAATAGCATTGTGTGCGGCTAATCTCACCTATGTACCCCATTTATGCCGCACTTTTCCGCCCCATCTGTGAAGACAGGGCGGATTCTTGTTACTTGGATTTAGATGCCGGTTTGGGCTCTAAAGCGGTCTTTACCTCTTGGATGATCTGATCGAATACTTCAAAGTGCGCTGCAACATTCTCCGACTCCGGAAGGGACATTTGTTTACTGCCTGATTCCAACAGCAAATACCCGATATACCGCCCGGAGGTTACGGGCTGCTTGCCTGTAGGGGTGTCAATATCTTCCGTGACCGTTTTAATGATTTCACAATGAAGACGACTGAGATTATCGTTATTGACACTGTAGTTTACATTGTACTGATAATCTCCTGAAACGGCTTTACCGTTTACTTGAACTGTTCTTGATTCTTCTTGAAACATAATTTATTGATTTTGAGAGTTAATAATTACTTTGTCTAATTCATTATAAATAGCGGTTTTCACCACTGCGAGTATCGGAGCCGGATCAACGTAATTTCGAATGATATTTGCACCTTGTTCGTCAACTTCAACTTCACCTTCTTTATATATCCGTTGGGCAAACTCCAATTCACCCAAATCGGGTGTGTTACAGTAAATAGCGTTTCCTACTGTTTTAGCCACGTCGAACTCTTCAACTTCTCCGTCAATAGCTGTTTTTACTTTAATTCTTCTAAAATTGATTTTCATATTTTATTTATTTTGAATTTATCATTGTAATCTGCGCTGACAATGCTGTTTACCAAACGTTGCGCCCTACAACAAATACACGGAATGGACAATCACGGGGACCCTTGTTTGCGTCAAGCATTAAAACCTCAAAATAAGAGTTGTTTTGCGTCTCTACCTGACCGAATACCCAGCCATAACCACCCAATCCCTGTACTAAGACAGCGTACTGCGGATGACGTAAGTTGTGGTATATCCTGTATTTTCCAGTAGCTATTTTCTGTGCACTGGTTAAGGTGCACCCGTTGCCCCATTCATTAGTGACTGTACCCGCTTGATATACATATCCGATACACAGCATTCCGGGAGCGTTCCATTTTTCACTCGCACGCTGCCGTAAAATATGTGAACCTGAACTGTCAATAGCAGTACCTCCGGTTTGAGCCGCCAGACTTAAACATTTTCCAGTTGTATCTTGTGTGTATATTCTAATTCCAGTTACACCGTCCGCACGTACGGACATTAACTCACTTAAGGAGTTATTAATACGTAAAAAACGAGTCCCAGAAGGTTCTACTATGATCTTTGCAGAAGCTGCGCTTCTTATTACTATAGAGTTACCCTCTATGCTCCATCCACCAATTATCGCACCATCAGTTACCGTAAGGTTTCCGGTTGTGATCCTCTGTGCTGAAAATGCCTGTGCCACCACTTCCGCAGCTTCAATCACATTGGCAGACAGTTTGCCGTTTGCGTTGATGGCGGCTGTCTGTTGACCTGTGTTATTTTGGAATAGCAGGTTATCGGCTTTCAGAATGATTTTTCGGGACGTGATGTTGATTCCGGTTTCGACTAAGCCGTTTTGGGTGGCGGTGACACGACCGTCTGCGGCTTCGGCTTTGTTATTGGCTGTGCCTGCTAAGGAATTGGCGGAATTTGCCGCTTGTTCTACTACGCTTAATTTTGCGTGGTCTGAACTTAGAGTTAACTCAGCCGCACTTAATCGCCTACCTTGATCATCCACTTTGTTTGCAGTTAAAGCTATGCTTTCCTGCGTCTGCTTTATTTCGGTATAGTATCCGTATGTGCGGACGGGTTCAGTTCCATCGGTGCGAACGGGGAACGATGTATTATACGAACCGTGATAATCGGTTTGATAAACGTTGATTACGTTTGGGTCAATAGTATCATCTACTGTTACGTCATACATAGAACCGCCCCTAATACCCATTCTACACGTAGACGTTTCAGTTATTTGTCCCAAATCAACAACTATCTTTGCACCCGCAGAAGTCCATGCTTTAGTATAGTCAAAGATATTGGTTACTGCTGGCAACGAACCCCAACCCGAACCGGACATCTCAAACGTTAAGTTCATAGAAAAACCGCCATCATGAGTACCGTATGAAGGTTTTCCGTATCCCGCATCAAGAGGCCTACTTATTTCAACCCTTGTTTTGTGGTAAACCGGAATACTTATAACCAACGGGAAAAACTTATTATTGTCCCATCCTCTTAAATCTATTCGCTTTGATATATGCCTATTGGTGGTACTATTAATAACACTAATATCACCAACAACAGACGTGATACTTTTTTCGGTCTGTTCGATGCGTGAAGCAAGTCCGGTAACACGTCCATCAACGGTATTTATCTTTTCAACGGTGGATGTTATCTTACCTTCGACTACACTAATTTGACTATTGGTATATTCAGCACCTTTATAAACTGCATCCTGAAAATTAGGACTCCATGCGGTTGCAATTTCACCCGCTTCTACTTTGAAGTCTTTCACATATATATAAGCCCATGATATTTCTTGTATATCAACAAAATTATATATACCGCTTTGCTCTTCTGTATTGTTCGTAACATCGAAAGTGTGCTTAAAATAACTCCATGTATTTTGTGCATTAGACCTAACAATATACGGTTCAGAGTCACAAATATCCAATCTAAAACCAACTGGGGTATTTTGGCTACCTTTAATCCATCCGGAAACAGTGTATTTTCCGGGTATAGGCGGTATAACATTAGGTATTCTTACAAAGGACTGACCGCCTTTTGCACCCACCAAATGAAATCCGTGTTCACTTATAAGCCTTGTTATAGTCATTGACTCAGAACTCATTTGATTAAGCGGTGAACTCGTGTAGCTATACAAATTGTTAGCACCTATACCCAAATTTTCTACCTTAGTTTTAACGGATAGTTCAATTTTCCCGTCAACGGCAAGTATTTGTGTGTCGGTGTACTTTTTTGACTCAGTGAAAGAATCTTTAGGGGCAGGCTTCCATCCGGTCACCGTGTCTCCTATTTCTATTTGAAAGTTATTGATCCGGCAAACTGATCCAGCGCCTAACTGTATATATGCAATAATATCAGTATCCAAAGAGTCCTCTATATCTTCGGGGACTTTGATAGTGTGAACGTACCTACCTTTGTCAGCCGTGGGGCTGGTAGAATCTACATACTTAAATGCGCCGATATAGTAATATTGGGATGTGCCCGATTTATAAATAGCTTTTTCAAGCCCGAACCTTTGTGATGATCCCATCTTTAGATTGCTATACGCATAGTCGAACGAGATTGTTAAGGTTTTGCCTTTTAAATCCGTCCACGCTTTCGATAACTGAAACGCATATTGTGCGCCTGATCCATCCAACGCCTGTTGGGATTGTAACATCAGGTTTTCGCCTCCGATATTTAATTTTCTTTCAGTTGCAGACGGTATCCAATTAGCTACACCCACACTACCCTCGGTGATTACAGCCCATTTAATGTATGTCTCCGTTGATTCCTGTTGGGGAAACTTATAGAAGTAGAAATATGCCCCATCCGGATTAATAGGCGTTATAGGCTGCGAAAGTACCGTTTCTTCTGCGCTTTTCGGCAAAGTGCCTATCCAGCCGTACGAAGGATTGTTATACGCCCTGATAACATCAGAGTCCGCACACTTATAGCACACTGTAAGGGTATAGGTTTTGCCTGCTTCTAAATGAACGTCATACTTATACGCTCCCATTTGATAGGGGTTAGCATTTAGTTTGTGGTTAGAGTCGTAAAGCAGATTGACGTCCGCTACTTTCATACTGCGTATGGCAAGCTCGATCTTTCCCGGTATAGCCGCTAACTCGGTAGCAATATTATTAAACTCCTGTTCGATGCTCTTTCCATTTCTCAGAATGAAAATACCTTTCAGGAAACAGTTAATCGCATACAGGCCGTGTCCGGAGGGTTGGAAGTCAGCCGGAAAGTCTGTATCCGTCATGCCATCGAGACAACCGAGTATAACCTTTGATTTGCCGGCCAAAGACGTAGAGTTTACCCCGTCCAGTACAGAAATACGCGGCTTGCCATCTTCCGAAGCGGTGAGATACAAAATACCCTGTCTGTTCGGATTCGTGAGGTTACCCATCTGAACCAGATCATCACCAACGGCCGGAACTGTACCATTGGGAAAAACGGATTTAAGTATGAGAATCGAATCATCATTAACCGAGGCAACCGGAACCCAGTAGTATTTAACGTGTCCGGATGTGTAGACCTGACAACGTACCAAGTCATCAGTGACAAACATCATGTCGCCCTCTATACCTAAAACATAGTAAGCCGGATCACCGGATGTTTCCGAAACGGACTTGACACGCCCGTTGGCGGATGAAATCACCAGACCGCCGTTAACCGCACGAACTTTCGAAATGATAAGTTCAAAAATGGTCATGGCCTTACGGACTACGGCATTATCTATTTCAAGGTTCCAATCCCCATTGATAGCCTTGTATAGCTTCATCCCTTCACCCATCAGTCCGGGGATGAATCTTTCTGAACTGATATAGTCCTTGACTATGGTTTGAAACAGGGTTGCGACGTGCTCAACATTCAGATCGTATGTTTTTGCAAGTGCCTGAACGAGTAAATTTAAAGTATGCGTGTCACCTTTAGCCCAAATATCCGCGCCTGTTGAAATATTCCCTTCCGAATGGAGTGTGCCAACATTGGCCGAACCGGTTACTTCCAATGTAGCGGCTTTAACTTTAGTGCGTGCTGTGACACTTCCCACTTCCACATTACCATTTTCGTCAATAGATGCAGCAGTATCACCCACTATCAAGCCTTTTGAGAAAGTTACAGTTTCTTTAGCAGTATCGGGCATATCCTTACGTAAATGGGTAGCAAGTGACTTTGAAGCCGAAAAGACATTTCTATTTGACGGGGGTGTACTATCATTAGTCCCAATGATATATACCCCACTTCCACCACCATTGTAAGTCTGCCCTTTCAATGTAAGACTATCCAACTTTTCTTCCAATTCTCCGATACGTGAATAAGCCGTCGTTTCCCCCACCGTAAATATAGGCGAATCAAACGGATAGTCAAGATTATGTTCAAATCCTATGACACGCGATTGCCGGCCATCTTCGAAATAGGCCTTGTTAATAAGCTTGACCTTCTGACCGGCACTATAAAGATTATGAACACCGTCTTCGCCGTATGCGTCACCAGACATCATTTTGCAGTTATAGGTGGAAGGGTCCATCTTTGATTTGGCAACGTACTTTTCCGTTTCGGTTTTCAGTTCGACTTCGGCAGCAGATACGAGTCCAAGTTGTGTTATCTTTGTTGAGTCCCAGCCAGTCAAGACATAAGTATCCCCGTTTGCGGGGATAAGTACATCACCAGGTAGTTTACGCCCATAATCCTCGTTACGTACTATCTCCCAAACTTGTGCAGCCGGATTCCAACTACCATCTGATAACTTCTCAGGTTCTCCATCAGGATTAAATATAACCCCGAACATCATACCATTAAGCTTCCCAGAGTGGAAGGTTATCTTTAATTCCTCGCCAGCAAGCACATAGGCTTTGGAGAATGTAATGCCAGTATCTTTAAAGCGGTAAGCATCCCATTTCTCCTCAGTTATTGTCCCATCTGCATTTTCTATCTTGTCAGTATACTTATGAATGGCAATATCCGACATTGTACCGGTACGTCGTGGATAGATATCATCAAAAACAATAACCTGCTCAATGGCTTCCTCTGTAACCATATTAGGATAGGCATCAATATAAGGAGTTCCAGCAGGCAGCATCAATCGTCTTTGAACGACACCATTCACAACTACTGATTCATCCACCGGACGATAATTGGAAGGTATGTTCCTTGTAGAGCCAAAAGCATAGATACGGGTTGCATAAGCGGATTGCGAGTCGGTGCGTGTCATTTCCTCTACATTTACACCGATCTCCCAATTAACAGGATCACCGAACTCACAACGCCCGAAGTGAATGATATTCTCTGTCACCCAACACTCACAATCCCATTTCTTCGCCATTTCAAAGCAAGCGTCAAGAATGTTAATGTTGTCGTAAGACATCAACTGAGCTTTATTTTCAACCGTGCTGTCAATGGAAAAAACAAAATCCTGTCCTTTGTATGTGTAACCAAGAGCTTTTAAATTTCTCAGGACTATACCAACTTGAACATCCAGTGGAGCGGTCAGGTTCCAGGACGCTTCCTGTCCGGCTGTCTCTGGGGTGTATTTGAAAATTTTATTTTTCCATTTCCAGTAATAAGCGTCCAAACGAAGTTCGTAATCATAACTTGCCGTTATTGCATCGTAAGCGGGTTTCTGTATGTCACATATCTCGAACACTCCCAAATATCCATCATCTATGTAATCACCAAGCTTGAAAAAAATCGGTTCATCCAAATTGAACTTCACAGTAACATAGTCTTCCTTCATTAAAAGGAATTTTCGTTTCGAGCCTTCATTTACAATAGTAGAAAAGCGAATACTGCCAGATATGTCTTTGATGTCTACTCTTTCCATAACACATCAAAGGTCGGAGATAAAAACAGGAAGCCCTAAATATTCGGGCTTCCTGTTGTGACATCAGAAATAAGGTCACAAATTAAGTTCTATTTGCTGGATTAGGCTCCGAAAATTTACTTGAAATCTTACCAAATGTCCGGTCTATACTTTGCGCATAGGAAACACTTTTACCAAGATAGATTAGATGGTAGACCTCGTTACTATTAGCTGGAATCTTAATATCAATTACACCTCTGTACAATTCCTCGAAGAAAGCTTTTTTCTTTGATTGATAATCAGATTGGGAACTGCCCTCAATAGTAAATGAAAGCGTTATTTCCCGTTCATCCACTTTGGGGTTATTTATTATCACTCTCTTCCCATGTTCAAGGCGAGATTTATTTTCTATAAATTCTTTCATCGGTGCAGACGCTCCAAGAGCATCGAGGAATCCGTCCCCCATCCTTACACCCCATGTGGCGTATGCGTCTTTATTGTTTATAAGTAAATCTGGCATAAACTGTATTTTTATTGTTATATTTGCACATAATTCAATTTATATAATATGGAGGAAAAGCATATCTTAAAACTTAATTTTGGAGGAGAAGTAATTGAACATGATTTCAGTTATATGAAGATTCTCGAATTTACTAAACCCAATGTTGTGTTCCATAGGAATAATAAGTCGTATTCATTGGATAAAACAGAAATATTTTTCGAGGATAATGATACAACAATCATAACAAAACTTTCCTTCAAAGAAATCTAAGCAAGGCAGGAAAATTCCTGCCTTCTTCTTTTAGGGAGCTAAGCCTGCGGTATTCTTTTTAACTTCTGCTATATCTTTCTGCATTTGTTGAATAGGCTTCACTATAGCTCCAGTATTCTCCGAAATTTGCATCAGTTCAAGATAAGAATTAGCAATTAAATTCCTCGTATCATCCGCAATATTCCTTACCTCTGTATTCACAGAAAGAATTGTATCAGCCTTTGCCGTCAGCAGATTGAGCGCTTGGGATTGGACTACGCTCTGATTCTTAATTTCCTCATTGGATGCCTGCAAAGCCGTGAAACGTCCGTTTAGTTCTTCTCCGGTATCTTGAGACATGGCCTCAAATCCTCTTTTTGTAGAATCCTGAGAGGAAGATTCGGATGTCCAGCCAAGCAACTCTTTCAATTTATCCCGCTCTTTAACCGCGTCGGTAACAATGTCGTTCCATTGCTCCTGCAACTTTTTATAATCTTCCTCAGAAATACCTGTTTTATTATCATTAGCAGCAGCAAAAGCATCATACCATTTTTGTAGTTCGGCTTTATACTTATCACCAAGCATAGTGGTAAGCATAGCCTTCTGCATATACCTCTCAAAATTATTAGCAAAGTCTTTTGCCGAACTATCCATATCCATCAAGGTATCGACAAAGTTATCAAATACGCTATCAAATGAAACTTGGGTAAGCTGTTCTTTTACTTGGTTCTGTATATCCTCTAATTTCTCAGAGCCATTGACAATATCCTGTATGTATTTTACAAAGTCACCGTTTACAGTATTAAGGACAGATACCAGTTTAGGATCGGCAAGCACTTCTTTTAGTTGTTCTGCAGAAAGATTAAGCAATGACTCTGCATTCGTGACAGATTCACCGACAGCACCGGATATCCTATCCCAATCCTTTTTACTAAGTCTTTTTTCTATTCGTTTGCCTAAAGAACTTGATCCAATACTTGAGCCGCTTTGTCTTAATTCATTCAGAAGTTCATAATATCTCTGGGTCTGCTGCTTTATCAGGGTTTCTGCTTCTTTCCCTACTTTATAGGCTTCATCCCCATAGGACATTTTAATATACTCTTTCTTCTTGTCTATTAAAGTGTCCCACACGGAATCGAGTGCTTCATATTGGGACTTCATTTCATTGTATCGGGAATAATCAGCACCAAATAAACCATCTAAAGCCTTTACAACAGATGAAATACCGGAAACTGCGCTCATGGCACCACCTACAATATCACCGGACATTATCTGACCAACTCCCATGGCTGTTTGACCAACTCCACCTAAGGCATCAGAAATACCGGCTATTTTATTACCAAGATCGTCGTTGCCAAATATTGTACCAAGATCCTGACCAAACTGAGATATAGCAGGAGTAAATTGAGTCACAGCACTCCCGATTTCTGAAATACCCTGAACAATATTCTTTTTACCCCCTTGTGCTATCTTATCAGTCGCTTGCTTTACTTGCGTTTTGAAAAGTTTAAAAGGGCTTTTCCCTCCCAATTCCCCTTTTAAACGATCAATAGCATTCCTAAGTGCCTCAACTTGCTCAGTTGAAAGTTCTAAATTTTGAAGGGTATTGTCACTTATCCCAAGACCTAAAATATCCTTCTTTGAAACTGTCTTTCCACCGATTTGAGCATTTCCCTGTTCATCCTTAATGGCAGCGAGGTATTGCATCAATAATTCGGCTTTTTCAATGATGCCCTGAATCTCGTTCACACTCTTTTGGGAAGCATCAACAAAAAGCTGTCCCATTAAAGTCGTACTATTCTTCACGGAGTTGTCAAAATCATCAAGCGCATTAGCTTTCTCTTTCATCAAGATAGCTGCATCACCCGCCGTTTCGGCCTCCTTTATGGCCTTATCATATTTCTCAATAATGGCCAGCCTTTTCTGTTGATAGTTGCCAAACTTGATAAGATATTCGTTCCAAGACGCCTCTTGATCGCGTATCTTATCATCAAGTTGCTTTTTGGACGTATTTTCTATAATGGTATCCCAGATAGAGCTAATCTTTCCTGTATCCACCTTAGAAGAATCAAAAGTCTTTTTCTGATATTTGTTATTCTCTTTGGCCTTCAACTCTTCCTGAGCATCAAAAATCTCTTTCTCTGCTTGAATTACAGCCTGGATCATATCTTCTTTTTGTCTTTCCAGTGATTGGATCTCTTTCCGGTTATCCAATTCCCTCTGCATACGCTTCTTCTCAGCTCCTTCAGTCATGGCATCGATCTCAGACTGTGAGATTTCCATTTCCATATCTTCAGCCTGCCTTTTACGCTGGATTGCCTGTTTGCGTTCTATTTCAGAGATCTTATCATTCTGGGAACGAATGCCTTCTTGCTGTTTGCGAAGTTTTTCGGTTTCTTTCTTTGCTTGGTTTTCTTGCTTGGTTAACGAACTACCGGTAATACCACCTAAATCTTTGTATTTTTTTTCAGCAGTTTCCTTACGTTCTTTAGCCTCCTCGTATTGTTTTGAAGTAAACTTGGATTTGTCCTTTTCTATTTCAGAAAGTTTCTTTTTAGCGTCTTCCCAAGCCTTCTTGGCTGCTTCGTAATCCTCTTGATAAGTTGAGGTTTTACGTGACTTCAACTCCGATTCAAGTATATCTATTCTATTTTGTAATTCAGATTCAGTAGTCGCACCTTTCAGAGAGCCAACACCCACATTCAAAGAATACCACTTATTATTCTTCCTTGCTTGTTGAAGGCGTTTCATTTCATCCAGTTCTACCTTTAGCTGAACATCAGTATTTTTCTTTAAATCAAGTTGCCATTGAGCGAGTTCATCTGAGCGGACTTCTTTTTGATAATTTCTGAGGACATTTCTTTCTTCATCCAATTTTGATTTCAAAGTAGATAAAGTTTCATTCTTATATTTATCAGCAAGCTGCTTTTCTGATTCATTCAAACTGTTTTTATGAAAATTCGGGTCTTCTCCGAACCTTTTCCATAATCCGATAACCTGTTCGTATTCATCAATTAGTTTTTTAGAGTTGTTGTAATTAATTTTATTCTCTTCTACGTTCCTTTTTCCAGCTTCCTCATTGTATTCTTTCCATAAAGCTATCAAGTCTCTAATATGTCCTTTTTCATCTATGTATTTTTGGAAGAGAGCGGGATATTCATTCTTTATTGCATCCATTGCCTTCACCCTATCCATAGAAGAGGTATATTCATTTTGAAGGGTGGAAATCAATTCTTCAAGCCTTTGTTTATGTTCTTGCTCTTTTTTAATAGACTGTTTCTTTTGCTCGTCAAATCTTTTTTGCGCTTTCTCCGCCGCGGTTGTCGAATCGTGGAAAGCCCACATTGCAGCACCAAGCCCAATAACGGCGGTAGCCAACAAAACATAAGGATTAGTAAGCATAGCTGCATTTAAAGCTAATTGTGCTTTTCGTGCCAATACACGAGCATTAGTAAGAGCTACTTCAGCTATCGTATGTTTACTTGTCGCCATGATAGCCAACATCACAGCAGTTCTGTACGCTCCATAAGTAGTAACTAACCCAACCAATACCTTCCCCACCGTTTCATAGTTTTCAATCAGTGAAGTGGTCATCTGAATACCATCCATGATTACACCTTCCGACTTCTGCCCCAGCTCGTTAAAGGCTGCATCCATCGCATCCTGCATCATGGATAACTGCCCATTGATTGTTTTTGAAGCGTTCTCAGACATATTATAGAACTTTCCACCTGCGGAAGTAGCGTCTATAAACGCTTGTTGAACCATTTCTGCGGAGATAGCGCCTTTAGACATTTCTTCTTTCAGAGTGGCGATAGACTTACCTGTCTTTTCGGAAATTTGCTGGAGAGGGTTGAACCCTGCATTAATCATCTGATTGAGGTCTTGCCCCATCAATTTACCGGCAGCGGACATTTGGGAAAAAGCTAATGTTAGAGAACTGAACCTTTGGGTATCTCCCATAGAAACATCGCCAATAGCCTGCAAATAACGTGGTACTTTCTCTGCCTCAATATTAAAACCAAGCATCATTTGTGTAGCTTTCGTTACATCAGAAAACTCTAATGGAGAGATTTTAGCGTACTCACGTACCTGCTTCATTAAAACATCTGCTTTCTCCTTACTACCCAATAGAGTCTGAATAGCAGTATCAGCTGCCTGAAATTCCCCACGCACCCGAATAATTTCAGAACCTAATGCCTTTAGCACACCTGCTCCACCGATAACGGCTAACGCTTTCTTCCATGAAATAGCAATACCTTTATTTGTTTCAGCAACATCCTTAGCATCATCTTTATATAAGGCATATTCATCGCGTAGCTTCTTTACGGAAAGGCGTGCTTCTGCTTGTTGTTGGGTCAGCCTAAATAAAGAATCCCGCTCTTTGCCAAGCGTCCTTTCTTGCTCTCTAATATGATTAAGTAATTCTTTGTCTTCACTTCCTCTTGATACGATCGTTTTATATAATTCTTTATTTTTACGGATAGTCGATTGAAGAGAACCAACCGCATTCTTCTGGGCTATAATCTTCTCCATAAATCCGTTTACAGATTGTGAGGCATCAAATATCTTTTTCTTAAATCCCATTTCCATCTCGGCACCGGCTTTAGCGGCGTTCGCCACTAATTCATTCATTTTTTGCGTGGAGGTAGACAGTTGAGTATTGAGAGCCTTGAAAGCAGCAGGGGATTGAGTTGAATCCATAGTTTTCAACTCGTTCTTTAGTTTTGCAATTTCCTCACGGAGTTTGATAACTTTATCAAAATCTGCACCAATACGAAAGTAAAGCTTAGCCATTTTATTCTGAATTTTAATTATTTACCACTCAAAATTACGGCATATCCAAACCTTATTAGAATTTTCTTTCATCAAATTCGTGACAACAGACGAAAGGTTTGATATTTCCTGTTCTAATTGATGAATTTACTATATATACAAGGTTTTATAGATCTTTTTCATCAACAAAAACACAATCAGCCTATTGTTGGAAAATAATTATGAAGGTAAAGATAGATAGCCTATTTACCATTTCAGAGATTACAAAAGTACGACATTGGAGGAATTGTTAGGAAATAATTTGGAACAGTGAGATTTTTGAGATAGTTTTGTAAAATGTTTAACTAAAAAATGCGATTATGGAAAGCATTCCAACTTTTATCTCAATCATTTTTATTGTATTCGGTATTCTTCAAATTATTCTATTTTTTAAGATGTGGGGAATGACAAACAATGTATCAAGAATAACAAGGCTACTTGAGTCTAAGGAATTGCCAAATAACACCTTAAATAATGCAGAAAATAAAACGGATGATATTCTCAGCGATACATATAGTGACATTGCTGTGGGGAGTGTTGTTATTCGTCAGTCGGATGGTAGAAAAATGGTAGTTGACTCTATTGAAAATGGGAAATATTTCTGTAAAGGTTCTACAATGGAAGGATATAAATATTACAGTAGAAATGAGATAAGTCCCAATTGATACAGAATAAGTAAGGAGGATATTAAGAAGTTAGCGGAAAATTTATAAACATAAGGAGGAGGAATAAAAATGATTATTGAAGAACTACAAGAAGGGAACTATCTCAAATACAACAATGTAGTATATAAAGTAACAACTTTAAATACTACACAAGATGCTTTTGGAAGAATCAAGACATTCATAACGTCGCGAGATAATCATACAATAGATATAACAGAAGGAGATTTTCCTATACACGAATTAAAGCATATTGAAATCACAGATGATATATTAAATGCTAATTATGAGCTTTATTATTCGGGTGGTTGCTTTATAGAACCTGGTGAATGTCCTCCTGAAACTAAAAATGTGTGGGAGTTGGGCAATAATCTGTTTATAACAAAAGAGGCAGGTTATTATAATTTGACAAATAATAAACAAATATTTCATGAAAAAGTAATTTATATCCATGAATTGCAAAACTTTTACAAAGAAAGGACAAATAAGGAACTTAAAATTGTTTTATAACGCCAAACGCTCACACCCAGTTTGCCGACCAGTGCGAGCGTTTATAGTACAAACACACTATCACAGTGTATTTCAACAAATTAACGATGCAAATATATGAATAAAAATCCGAATATCCCAGAAATTCCTTTATGTATTAATGTGATTCGACTACAATCTTACTTACTCGCCCCGGATGAAGTTATTCTATTCGACTGGTTCGTAGTCAAACAGGTAGCTTTCAAGTATCAAGACTTCCATTACTCACAGGCTCGCATCGAAGAAGAAACAAGAATCAAGCGCACACGGCAGAATATGATTATCAGCCTATTCAAAGAAATGGGGTTCTTGACTTCACAGGTTAGAGAAAATAAAGAAACCCGTGGACGTGTTAGCTATTTCAAGGTAGATTTTGAGATTTTGGCGAACAAAGATATTTTAAGTGAGATTATAGACGCAAATACGGCTCTTTTTAAGGACTTTCTTAAATATACGAAGTATCTTTCATCTGAACAGAAAAAAGCCGTCAAACCGCAAAAGAAAGATGTATTTGACGCAAACACAGCTGACCGCATCTATAATCTTTTAAATAGCACCTACGAAGAAAGACGTATCATGTACAATAAAGGTGAGTTGACAAGTAAAAAACCAGATAGAGCTAAATCAGCAACACAGCTTCAAAGAAACAAGACTATTGAAAGAAAACTTGCAAGATTATCACAAACATACGATGATAATGCAATCTGCCATTCTTTCGCAGCTTATACAGATTCTGTTTTTAAAGAAGAAAAAGCACCAGAAAATTTCATTAATTACTTCTTGTCCTACGATGATACCACAGAAGCATTTGGGGTATTTGAATACTATCTGAACAATTTCAACCTCAATTATGGCTATAAAAATAAATAAAGAGTGGGCATCACTCACGCATGTGAGTGGACGTACCCACCCTAATATACTTTAATAAACTTTCTATAAAATACTTTATTATACTTTTATCTGTTGTTTTCAACATACCCCATGTAGATTTCTACATATACATCCGCAGAAAACAACAATGGGTGTGTAGAAATCTACAAGTGAATTATTTCATTTGCAGAAAACAGCAAGTGATATCAAATATACTATGCCTATAATCATTCAAAAAAGCCTATTTCTTGCACAATTATTGCGCAAATAATTCAATTAGTCATGCAAACAATTCGATTAATGCATACATAAACCGAGTTAATGATGTCATTAACCACATTTCGGATGTCAGAAACTAAGTTATTGCATGAATAGTGACGCATTATTACGGAAGAAATGGGGTTAATGTCGGAAGAAACCCAGTTAATGTTGGCATTAACCCACAAAACCCAGTGGGTTATTTGGAAACCCAGAAAAAACCAGCTAAACCAAGAATATAATTTCCTTCTCTTGCTTTCTTCGAATATTGTAAGTATGTTTGCGGATACGTAGTTAGCAGAGAATTTTATAAACCCAATAAAAATAATATTATGACAAAAAATGAATTAATCAACTTCTTTAAACAAAGCGAACTTTTCGATTACATGGTAACTCGCCCCTTATCGCATATTGTTCCTAATTGGGAATTGACTTGGAATTTGAAAGATAATAAATTAGAACCCGAAGAGGATTCTTTAGCCGAAGAAGTCAATAAATTGATAGAAGAAATTGCAAATGTTCAGCCACCCCACAATTACCATGCAAATGAAGATACTCTTGCTGAATACGTAAATTCACATTTAAATTGGAATATACAAAAAGTTAATAATAGATGGATGCCTTCTGATTATGAAGCTATTATAAATCAAGGTAGTTTTGGAGATGAAGAGCAGAGAAATTTAATTTTAGCAGCAGCCGGAAGAATTTCAGCAGCAATTGATCATGGACAATTACATTTTGACGATATGGAATATGGACATCAGAAAATTCTTGCGATGGTTATGGCGAGTATTCTTTATCAGAGAATTGATTTCACCACTATAATGCCATAAAAACAGTAAAGCCGGATTCTTCCGGCTTTTTCTTTACCTATTTCTTTTTTCTACGATTTGCCAATTCCTTACCACTGATTCTATTCACCTTTTGACCACTGACGGTATGAAGTTTGTCCCTCTGCATCATTAGCAAGTTTCTATAAGGGATAATCTCAAACACTTCTGTATAACTCAGATGAAGCGTATCAACCAAATGGGCTATCTGCCCGAAGAGCGTTGTGTTTCCTACTGTTTCGGTCTTGCAGCCAGCATCGACACGTTCCTCATCGAGCTGACACACTGAAAAGCCGATATATCCATCATGGAGAAGCACACCTCCAAAGCGTCTTTAACTTCTTCAAAAGTCCCGTTCTCTAAAGCCTTTACCAAATCCTCATTACCACAGATGAAACAAGAAATACCTTTCAGCATATCTCCGGTAGCTTCCGGCAGTTCCTTGATAGCTTCCATGATATTATTACCATCCATGCCTATCTTTGAGAAATGGCTTATCGCCCGGCAGATAACCTTGATAGTAGGCGGTTTGATAGTGTAAATCATTCCTCCTATCTCTACATTTTTAAAATCTATCCCTAAAAGGGCATCAGACACTATTTTAGCTGCTTGATTCATATCTTTAAATTAAAAAGGCGGCGAGCAACCACCCACCGCCATCCGAAAACAATCTATTACCAAAATCTCTCTTATGCAGATGGAACTACCTCAGATTCATCGAACCATTTCTCAGAAGCCAAACCATCCACACCGGTGGAAAGGGGAACGGCCGAAACAGCCAATCCGATAGCCTTGTCGGTATTAGCACCACGTCCGTTGATAGCCGCTTTCGGGAACACCACATAGACACCATCTTTAGTTTTACCAATGACGCACTTATGGATAGTCTTATGTTTTCCTCTTTCCCAATTCTTCTCAGTGGCTTTTCCACCTTGCAAATCTTCTTTAGTCTTGTAGTCATACTCACCAATGGTAAAGTTGATTTTCACTTCGCCAGGTTCGGAACTTTCACGGTAATACTCACCAGTCAAAGCATTCTTGTAACGAGTGACACTTGCTTCCGCTTCCTCATACTGGAATGTATCACCATGTACATTTTGTACCTTTTTCGTTGCTGCATTTTTCAGAATTGCGGCAACTTCTGCACCTGTCAACCCGGTAACAGGGGTTGTAACCGTTGTGATTGGTTCTGCATAATACAGTTCGTCTATTTCTACTGCTGTTATCATATTATTTCACATTTAATACGTTAAACAAAATTCTCACATTCACATAATGACACTTTAAAGCTGTATCCGCTTCTGTACCGATTGATTCGATAGAATAACGATAACGAGTGCCGTCATAGGAGCTTACTACATCATCAAACCGTTTCATGGCTTGTCTTTCGAGTTCATTCAAACGGATGGTGTTCGCTTCATTTTCGCTTAAATCAGGAACACAAAGATTCACTTCCGCGAAAGACTTTCTCCAATGAGTGCCCGGCTGTTGCTTCTTTGCATGGATAACGATTCTTTCGGACTTCAATTCACCCGTCAGAGTTTCCCCGTTGGGTACTATGTCTATTCCGAAAGCCTTGCAGTCCCGGTAGAGGATGTTTCCTATGTCGGTAGTTACTATCATTCAAATTCTTCTTTTAATCGTTTCTCCGCAAATAAAGCGGCACTACTTAAAACATCAAACCCTTTGGATTCCACGAATGAAGCGTATTCAGCTTCGTTTTTCAGCGTCAGACCGTCTTTATTGACATCGTAATCATTGGACGTTCTCAAAGTGAGCGTGTGGTCTTGATAGTTGCCGTGTTCCTCTGCGTACTTCACGGCTTCATCGCCTACATCAATCATTTTCTTCTCAACTTCCCATTCTCCTTCATCGAAAAAATCTTCTACATCGGAGAAATCTGCATCTACTCCAACCATATCACTCTATAAGAAAAACAATTTGTTTCTAAAGGGCTTTTCGCCACGCCTACGCCTCTTATGCTTCCATCGGGATTTAAACAACGAACTTCTGTACCAGCTTCAACTTTTGACGGTTTATTAAAGACAACCTTATACTTGAAGTCATATAAAACTCCATTGATAGACACTTTCTTTTCCGCACTCACATCATCACAACGGCATTTACATACGTCCTGCCAGCTTTCACCACCTGTTCCGGGGATGGGTCTACCGAACTCATCCTTATCCATCGGGGTGATAACTTTTACCTGCAATATGTGGAGAGCGAATATCATAAGAAGGTACATTTAGGTTTGTCCGTCAGTTCGTCTTTCAATCCGTACTGCTTGCACAGCCATGAGTAGTAGTCCTTGATGCCTTTGATGTCCCAAGACATCGAGAAACCGCTTTCACTAATTGAAGTTGCGCGAAGCAATAGAGAGGGGATAAACTTCGCAATCGCAACGGACACCCGCGTTTGGCAATCCTCGTTCATCTCATCCTCTCCGCTTATCTTCGAGTTCAGACACATATCCAAAAGGTCAGCCTCCGACAACTGGATACCGAAAGTCTGAAACTTTTGCTGTATGTAGTCGTTTACCGTCATGCGTTCATCGTTGAAAGATCAAAGTTCACAATCTTATTCGGAGAGATAAATTCAGGAATCCACTCAGCGGTGTATTCCATGTATCGACCCTCTTCGTCACGATAGTTGCAAACCGACATCTGACCTTCAGCAGTATTGTAAGAACGTCCCGGAACAGGGTCCGTCATTACATACGGCTTATGGTGACGCATCTTCATCACCTTGTCCGTCTGCAACAGGGTGATACGGTTGTCGGCGTAAATCTGCACGTTCTCGCCCGCCTGATTCTCTACGTAGTCCTCTTTGATCTCAATTGCAGGAAGCCCGATTCCAGTAAATACGCTGGATGCCATCTGGTCAGTCACCAACCCTGCATTAACCATGAACTCACGCTCACCAAGAATCATCTTGAATTTATCACCGAACTCAGAAGCCCCTACAATGTTCTTCATAAACGTACCACGAGACATAATCATTTTGGAGAATACACCGTATTTGGCTTTCAATTTCTGAATCTCCTGCTGCAAGTAAGAGATAAATACATTCTTTGCTGAAGCGTCAGGAGTAAGGAAGTGGAACGGTAGCTCGATGTCCAACAATTCGATGTTTTCCTTATTATCGGCCAAATGAACCTGCGCCTTACCAGTCATCAACAATTCAGGAACGATAATATCCATACGCTTGTGCGGAGCAAGCAGAATCTGACGGTAATCATCAACAATAAAATCAATGATTTCCTGTAAGATTGTACGCTGGTCAGCGGTATTGGCAGCATTGAATTTATCAATGATGTCTTGCAATTGCGACAGACGTTCAATATCCATCTGATAACGGTCGCCCAAATAGGCGATTTCAGTATAACCACTTCCAAGGCTACGTCTTTCACGAATAGGCTTCTGATCATTCTTACCCAGAATGGAACCGGCAACAACACCCGTTACTGTCCCAAGATAAGTCTTGAAAACACGGGTTTTGGTTTCCAAGAAATCTCCGTATTGCTTCCAGTAGATTGTGTCCAGTCTCAACTGGAGGACACGGTCAATAATCGCCTGAACGATATTGGGATCTGTAAATAAAGTTTGTATGGTCAAATTCATATCTAAACTTTTAATGATTAATACTCAAACTGGAAACGGCTTGTCAATCCTACCTTATCCAGCTCATGGATCGGAAGAACCAACTTGCTTTCCTTTACCTCATAGGCTTGCATCAAGAGAGTGCAGAGAACCGCTCCATCGCTCTCAACTTTCTTCGCATCATAAAGAACGAAGTTTGCAGTGTTCTTCTTCACTGTTCCACCCACTGCGGTAGCTTCGAAAAGAACCGTATCCTTAGCGATATTTTCTCCGAAAGCCGCTTTGATGGTTAATACATCATAATCCTTGGTTGACTTGTCGATAGATGCTACCTCTGCGCCTTTCTTTCCGCTTCCGATGAACATACCCCGATAAGCCAAAGAATCTTTTGCCACCTTGATGGTGAGATTAGAGTCTCCTGTGGTATAAGCTTCAACCACTTTCACATTGCGGACGGGAACGAGTGTCCGTTTCTTCAAGTCCGCTTGTACAGGTGTGAATACAGGAAGAACAGAGCCTACTACAAGGTTGGTAATATCCAACTTCCACGGTCCGCTCTTTCTGACACCCGTCTCAACACGGTAGAACTCTTCCGGTTTGTATTCCGGGGTCAAGTTATACTTAGTACCTGCTGCCATAAATTTTACTTTTTAGATTCAACAATAGTTTTTGTTCCTTCCGAAATCATATTCGCAATAGATTCAGCTTCCTTCTCCATCTTTGTTTCCGCTGATTCAGGAGGAGTCACACCACTAAAGCCGATATTGGCAAGTTCCTGTTTAGCGTCCTTGAAATAAATGTCTAAGTCTGCATCATCAGGAATCGCATAACGCTTCGCGAATGTTTCGGGAATACCATACTCCTTTGCCTTTGCCATAATCTGCTCCTGCCGGGTAGCCTGTGACTTCTCAGCCTTAAACTGAGCGAGTTCATCGGAAAGAGGCTTAACAGCAGCACTCACCGCATTTGCAATGATGGTCGCCATGTCATCTTTCTTATCTTCCGGCTTTGGATTTGAGTTAGGATTGGGATTAGGATTCTCGATTTTATTTTTCAATTCGTCCAATTGTTTTTGCAGACCCGATTTTTCGTTTCTAACAGTATCAATGTCTCCTTGAAAAGCTTTTAAAAGTCCTTCGACCCCACTAATAGCAGTTTCTATTTGACTTTCTTCAGTAACGGTTTTAGATAAGTAGTCAGCCACCCCGTCAAATGCTTTATCACCAAACCCAAAGGTTTTATACTTCGTTTTTAGTGCTACTAAGATTTTTCCTTTCATACCGTATGAATTATTAAATTTGAAATTCAATTTGCGGAAGTAAAAATACCACCAATACAGATGATTAATAAATATTTGAACTTCTGATTCGTGACCTTCGCTTTGATGTCACAAATGCGGTATAAAAGTAGTGAGTAAGTAGGTGGAAGGGAAATAATTAGGAAGTTAGAAAACCACAATTAGAGAATTGTGGGAAACGAGTATAAAAAAAGCGTGATTCCACTTGGTCTCACGCCTATAATAAATCATCTTTAGATATTTTTATTTCTTTATAGCCTTCAATTTAACCATCTCTGCACGTCCATACGGAGTTAAAGTACAGTAGGTATATACACCATTCTCTATAACCTTATCAGTTTCTATAAGTCCTAAAGCTAAAAGCTGTATTTCAATTACCTCCTGATTCTTTTCATCAATAATATAATCCAGCTCACTAATTCCCAATAATTTGTGTATAGGTTTAAATAAATAGTTTTGAACCTCAGTATAAGGAACAGGATTAAATAGCCCAGGAGCTATTGATAAAAATATTTCATTCCATGAAACATTCCTCTGAATATCATCTTTTTCTTCATATTCTTTATCATCCCCCCACGGAAAAGATGGACGTTTATGGAAAATTATATTATATGTATCATTCCCCTGTTGAAAGTTCTCAGAACCAATAGGCGCTCGTAATGAAAGTCGATTAACTTGCTCTAGCAATTTCTCATTTTCCTTTTTCAGAAACAATATTTCCTTATTTGCTTCAGCCGAAGATATTGCATCTGCTTTCACCCAACCCACACGAGGAGAATTTTCAAATAAATAATCTAAACTTCTACTAACTTTGAACGCTAATTCATAAGGTTCCTTCCATGAATCACATAATTTTTCTTGAACATTTTTTAAAAATCCCCCTAGTTTTTGTTTTCCCACTTCCGTTGATTCAACTCTTTCTGCAGGCAATTTACTTGGTTCTGCATGATAAAATGAAGCAACAGGAATACCCCTGCTTATAGCATATTCAAATTCCAGTTGAGTGTAACTCTTCCCTGACTTAGGTTCTATTGAGCCATAACGTCCTCCAATAATTAAAATATAATAATCACATCTATCTATTAATTTCTTGATAACTGTAAATTGGTCCTCATTAGCCGCAGGGAAATACTCCATTCCAACAGGAAAACAATTTTTGCCCAATAATGCTTCAATAACCTTTTGCCGTTCTTCAATTAAATCTTGATATGTTGAACTAACAAATACTTGATATTTCTTTTCCATAGTAGTTTATCGCATTATTTATAAAAGATTAATAGCAGCCAACTCTTTAGTCAAAGACTGAATACCTTTCTGAATCTTCTCCAACTGCTGTTTGCGCGGTTTATGTACTCCGGCAGCATAATGCCATAACTGACGCTCATTGATTCCTGTAATCCGACTCAGAGCAGCTTTAGTAAAAATGTTGCTGTAGTAGTTGATAAAAGTAGCAGCATCAATTTTGAACTTTAATTCAAATTCCCCAGACAACACCTCGCAAGGATTAGTATTATCTTCCAGATACAACTCGATTGCTTCCTTCATATTATCTTCTAACTCTTTCATATCATTACCAACTGTAATGACGGGAGCACCTTCAATATAAGCACTCAGGTTCTTTCCTGCGTGTTCAACGATAACTTCTACTGTTTTCATATTACCTCCTTTTAAATTAAGAGAACAAGGGGGCTACTTTAGCCCCGCTTGCCTCAAAATGCTGTAATAAGTGCCTTTCTCAACGCCTTTGCTGTTATGATTCGGTACGATAACTACTTTACCGTCTTTTTCAAACTTCATGTGGCTACCTCTCTGACTCTTTAGAACAAAACCGTTTTCTTGCAACATAGTTACAACGTCTTTCACTGATTTGTAACTCATAACGCTTTGGACTTAATTACAATGCAAATATAGTAATAATATGAATACTAACAAATAAATTATTCATTATTTTACTATGAATAAAAAAATAGCGGCAACTCTGAAGAATCACCGCTAAAGGTCCTATTTTTCATGTACCCGAATTATAAGCCCCATATTTTTTCTGACTAAGAAGCGTTTTTCTGTTCTTTATTTCCGATTTGCTTATTCTTAGCTTCTTGTTCTTCTTTGATTTCCGCAATTTCTTCTTCGATTCTGTCTACATTTCCAGCAAACATTACCCCATGTCGTTGTGACCATACACCACCCGACACAGCTTTTACAGCTACATTGACTTTATCTTCCAAATTGTCAAGGCGATACGGAACAACTTCTGTACCAATATCTATCGTTTCAGATGCTTTGTTAAATTCAGATGGATTTATAGAGCCTAAAGCAGACACAATGAAGTTTACACGTCTTTGCAAGAACTCACCTATCACCTCGGCATGATTTTGAACTTGCAAATGTGTCGAAAGGAACACGTAATCGAAAGCCACTCCCGACAAGGCATTTCCGGCACCGCTCAACTTTTCAAAACTGATTTGCGGTGTATTCGTCATAGAATATGCTTTCTCAAAGAGAGTTTCTACCTCAAATTTCACGGTGTCATTTGCCTGATTCCACGTCAGATATTGGGCATCTGCACCTTCCCCTGTGAGTTTAACCATCCTATCCTTAATCTTACCCATGAAGCCTTCTACATCGCCAATCAGTTTCAGCAAAGGGAAAAAGTGATAGTCGATACAATCGGCATAGTTGGATAGTAGTTTCTCCAAACGTACCCGGAAGGTCTTTATCTTCTTGCAATAAGGTTCAGGACGATAGGCATAGAGAACCGGTAGTTTGGGGAATCCATGAGCAAAAGAAGTTCTTTCCTCGTACCCTTTAGATAAATCCCACTGATAAACCATCTTGTCTGTAATAGTCATAAAGCAGGTAATTTCCGAATCGTCCATGAGTTTTTTCTTATACTCACGGGAGAAAGCAATCATCTTACCTTCATCGTTGAAGAACGGAAAGAGCTTATCACCTCTGAATGGCGACCACAACACACTTTTCAGTTTCTTGGTAGGCTTAACCTTGCCCCCGAAAGTAGTCTTTACTTTCTTCCAGAACTTAGCCCAGAACGAATCATCATCGGTCGCATACCAATACTCGGCAACTTCCTGTTCGGATAACCAGGAACGAACAATCTTCTTGTTCTGATACTTGATTTTGTTGGACTTAAATACAGCTTTGACCGCATCCAAGAGTCTCTTTTCGTCATCATCCGCAGGAGTACAGTCTATAGACGGCTCAGTGCCTACTGTAAAAGCCGTTTGAATGTTTACGATGTCCTGCTCCAAGGGAATAGAGATACGGTTTACCGGTTCGGTTCTGTACTGTGCTTCGGTTTCATAGGCATTACCTGTCTTCTCATCGAAAACTTTCTCCGCTTCCTTTTCAAGAACCTTCCTGTCCGGGTACTTCTCTTTATCCACCATGATTTCATGGCGTTCCGGATTCCAATCATCCCACAACTTGCAGCGGTCGGGAAGCTCAGTTTTCCTACCTTTCTTCAGGTAGCTTATCTTCTGCCCAATATCGGGCAATACTAATATTTCTTCTAAACTCAATGGCATAGCTTATATTTTTAGTGTGTGAATATTCCAGTTAAATCTTTCGGCTTCTGAATCTTTCCCAGTAGCTCACCCAAAACATAATAACGGGCAGCATCTATCCCGTGGTTATCATGGTCTTCGGGTTCATTGATATACTTTCCATCCTTGTCCTTCGCCCACACATACTTTCGGAACTCGCTTTGCAAGTTATACGAATGCTTGGTTATGTATATCTCCATGTCCTGCATCTTATCGATGCCGGCATTGATAGAGCCTGCTCCTTTTTCCACCGCATATATCTTAATACCTCCGTTATGTATTTCTTGAATCAAACGAGGGTCTGCGCTATCGGCAATAACCTTCAATCCCCACGGTCGAAGCGTTTTGATAATGTCAGAAGAAAGAAGTCCGGTCCGGTAATCTACTTCGTCCAAATACAGAGCGTTACCTACAATACCGCACCGAATAGAAGCGGACGGGTCGTGTGTGTAGCCAAAATCTTGCCCGATAGCCACCTTCTTAGCCCAAGCCGGGAATTCATCAACAATTCCCCACTTCTTGAATACAGCACCTTCCGCAACGTCAGCCCAGCGACCGATAACCACATGAGCATACTTTTCGGGATTGCTCACCTTCATATCCTCAACCTCCTTCAGAAACTCTGGAGAAAGATTCTCCAAGTTATCAAGATAGGTAGTATGGATATGAAGTACATTCGGGTGCGTGGAGATTTGGACTTGCACCCCATCAATCTCTACGAGTTTATGGGTATTTTCGATGTATTTTTTGTAGATAAAGTGATTGGAATCACAAGGATTCATTATGATGATTATCCGGTTCTGAATCCCTTTCTTACGGATGGAGAGCATTATCTTGTCGAACTCTTCTTCATTCGTCCATTCCTCCGCTTCATCACAAACAAAAGTAGTAATACCTTGGATGGATTTCAATTTTGCCGTTTGGTTCCCGGAAGAGGTCTTGATACCTCGGAACATGATACGGCTTTTAGTCATTTTGTTGACTATATCTGTCTTGGTGGTCTTAAAATACTTGGTCGTTCCGTCAAGGTCTATCTTCTCCATCATTTCTGGTATGATAGACATACCAGCGGAAACCATCGTGTAACGGGTATAGAGAATCTGATGCACAATCTTCTCTACCGGGGTCATTTCAAAAGTCAGACGCTCTATAAAGGTGGAAGCATTGAAAGACTTTCCCGAACCACGTCCACCGGTGATAAGAATTATGAACTTTTCCTTATCCTCGTACAATGGATGATATATAATCTGAGGTACTATCATTTCAACTTGTCTTTAATCCATGAATCAATGTTGATGCCATGCTCTATGTCGGTTGGAATATCGGCATCTTCAGATTCTTCTCCAAAGCCTTCGTTTCTTCCTAATGTAGAAAGGATATAACGAATCATATTCCCGTCTGGACGTTCACGCCAACCTACGAAATTCCCATTTTCATCTTTTTCAGGAATACCTAAAGCAAGTATACGAGCGGAAACTAAACATTCATCAACCAAAGAACCACGTTCATCAGATATTGCCTCTTTAAACCCTATATCTTCCTTTGCCCACTGGTATATGGTTTTCCGAGCCACCTTAAATGTAGCGGCTACTTTAGTCAGATTTCCTCCAGATTTACGAACTATCTTCCTAAACTCTTCTATATCGGGTTTCTTTGCCATATCCTTGCGCACGGGCGCGTGCGCGTGTACTTGTTACTTTCGTTACTTAATCAATCTCAAAACATCTTCCCCTTTGACAAACTTATCATCTGTACTAATGCCAAGTAAGTCGCAAAAGTCATCTTTAGCTTCATGGGAAGAAAAAGATAATGTTATAAAGGCTTCTTCGTTCTGTTGCCTTTCTATTGCGGATTCTTTTACCTGCTGTTTAATGAATTTCATGTGTTCTTTTTTAGCTTCGTATGTCTTTTCATCCATTACAGGAGTTTCTATTTCATCGAACGATGATACAGGAGATAATAAATCATCCAAAGAATCTGAGAAAGAAGGAATAGCTGTATTTATAGAAAGGATATCGTTGAGCTCCCCAATATCCAATCCAACATCCGTATAATCTATATCAGAGATATAGCCAGCTATAAGGTCTATATCCGGCTTCGTGTTTCCTACCGCCATGTATGTAAGCTGTTCCTTTTCTGCTTTATCGTCTAAATTCACGACTTCAACCTTTACGTCATAATCAGTGCCTGGAGTACCATTATACTTGTAATGCAAATCCATTGCCTTTATTCTACGATGACCGTCTATTAGATTTCCTGATTTTTCATTCCATACAATACCACCGAGAAAACCAATTTTCTGCAAATTTTTCTTTTGCAGCTTCACCTTTTCATCCGAATGTCTTTTAGGATTAATCGGATTAAGGTTTATTTGGGAGCGTTTTATGACCCTTGTCTCACTTTGCTTTAGCTCTTTCATAATCGTATTCAAATAGTTTTCGTTCTACCAACGGATATTCGTTTATAACTCTTCCTAAATCTTTTGGGAAATTGTTACGAAGGAATAACAAGTAATTAATATCGGTAATATCTGTTCCGGATGATTGATGTTTTAAATCGTACGACTCCGGCTTTATTAAATTTTTCCGGCTGATATATTCTAATACATCCTTATTCTTGTATTCGGATAATGGATAACACTTCTTTTGCTCCTCATTAATTCCATTCATGCCGTATGTACGTAGCATCAAACGCCTATTCATTGAATCAGACTGCTTGAACCCGAAGAAAGCCCATTCAATATTATATTTCTCCCGTACTATATCGGTAAGTTGAGCCATATTGTACAGTTTCTGCTTCTCGTTCTTAACACAGCCTAAGTAACCAATACGCCTAAATGAATAAACAGAAAAATGTGGTATCTGAATGTATTTCACATTCAGGTATTTGTTGCAGGTATAGTTGATATATCGATTAATGTGAGATAAGTCTTTGACAACATACATATAAACACATACAATTTCTTTGAAATAGGGTGATATAAGGTCTAAAAGGGCTATACTGTCCTTACCCGATGCCGAGTGAAACAATATAACCCTGTCAGTCTTTTTTGCGACAGCTTTAATTATATCTATCGCTTTCTTCATTAGACAACTCTACCTCCTATACGGCGGTTAATTCTCGCTCTTTGAGCGGCATTTCTACCGGTAGATTGAAAACGACCTGCTTCATAATCTTTTCGACTTCGGTATTTTCTACCACTCGCATCAGTAGCATAAACTTCTGGCATAATCCCTTTTTTTTAGTTAAACAATCTTTTTACCTACAAATGGAGCCACCTAAGCGGCTCGTATTATTTCAATCCCGAATGGCTGATAATTTCACAAATATGCAAATAATAGAATAATGGCAACTCTTTAGGCGGGTTCTTTTTAAACGCTTCTAATTGTTTGTCGAAATCGTGAAAATCAAATTCGTCGTGCATGAATTTTATGCCTTCTTCTGTTATTTCGCCTATACCAATTTCATCAATGGCGACATCAAGTATCCATGGTGCACCAGTACTATAAAAATGAATAGCTTCTATATCAGTCCTCAAAATAGGTTGACATTCTTGCTCGCGTCCAGCTTTTCTCAATTCCTCATTTTCGTCAACTTGCGCAAAGTCCGTGAACATCTTCTCATATTTGGCACTAAGCATACGTGTTTCTATGCTCTTTTTGCCATTCAAAATATCTAAAGCGTTTTCTTTTGTCATTATGAGCGAATACGCTTCTATCTCTTGACCATTATAATTAATCTTCATATCACTATATCGTTATAAAATTTATACTATAAAAGATAGTACCTCAAAGATACTACCACAACCAAAGATAACGAAATATCTTCAAATTCTATCTGTGACAATCAGTTTTAAGTCACAGAATCTTTTTCAACCAGATATCCCTTTTCTCTCTGCACGCCCCTAAAGTCGATGCACAACAAGAAAACAACTCACCGCTTTCAGTACGGTAGTCATACTGATACATTTTAACTCTCTTACCTCTCAACTTAGTGTTGTAAGTAGTGTAGTTCTCTTTACCGGACTGGCATACGCTGCAACCGTTTTTGTTTATTGAGTTCATAATCAATACATACTTAAAATTTCACATTCAATCTTTCTTCACTCGTATAAGCCACTACAAGCCCAGTTTCATCGTGCTGTATGATGATGTACTTTTCACCCCTCTCTATAGTAGAGAAGTCATAAGGGGTTACCATCTTACCCAATACTTTACCCAATTGCTTCATCAATGGGGCTTCAGGGCTGATAACTAAAACTAAATCCGCTTTCATAATCGTGTGTATTGTGGTAGCCCGAAGGCTACCGGATTAAACTTAGAACTTCTCTATTTTGAGATTGTCATTAATGATGAACATACGTCCACACTCTAAAATCACGTGTGTATCTGTAATTCGCTTGATTACTCTTACTACATCATCGTGCGATATGCGTGGCGTACCGTCTGCATGACAACCATTAGACAAATCACCTGATACTCTATATCTCAAACCTACTGTAACTTCATTTACGTTCATAATCTTCTATATTGCGCAGGGCTTTCGCCCTGCTGATTAAACTTATGCTATATTTAATCTCTTGCCTCTCATTGCATTCAGTTCTGCTGCCATCTTATTTGCTGCTTCTTCTGTCACTTCTAAAGATGCCATGCTCTTATCATAACCATCTATTACCATATAATAACCTCTTGACTTCTTTACGTAAAACTCATTAGCTTTATGCTGCTTCATGTAACTTGTTGCTTTCATTGCTTTATATCTTTGTGGTGGGGTTATTATCCCCACCGGTTAATACTTACTTCTGTGAATCTCTCAAATCAAGTTCTACAACTTTGTGATACTTATTGATGTCGTATAAGTCGTGAGCGCAACCTATTGCAGATGCTAATCTTACTGCTTCTTCAAGAGCTGTCATCATGCTAAGCGAAGCATCTTTCGCATCATTTTGAGCCTTATCATACTCTCTGACATTTCTCGCAACTTCTTGCGTCTTTTCAGATTCTTCAAGCTGTGCGAGGGCTTCTCTTACTTGCTTCATTGCATCTTTAGTCTCTTTTCTGTAATCGCTTGTCAAAGTCTTCATATCGTATATTTTTTAATTGTTATTCAAACTTATGCTTCTCTATACCCCCTTGCATTCAACCAAGCTATTGCACCTTTGAGAGTTTTGAATCTTTTGCTACTTTCTACTGCCGTACAGGCTGAATAATTTTTTTCGTCATGAATGAACAATGCACCTTCATTCTCACCTTTTTTATAACTAATGATATTCATATCTTCTATTATTTAATTGTTATTACTTCGTTTCTGATGATGCAAAGATAAAGAGAACTTTATTAAAAACAACACTTTTGATATAGTTTTCTTTATCGATTAAGAATATTTAATAAATCAAACTTTATCAAAATTAGGTTATATGATAAAGTTTGCATTACTTTGCGGAACAATCAGAATAAAGTATAGTTTATGGATTTACGAATAAAAAAAATAATGAATGAGCGTAACGTTACTTCTGCGTGGCTTGCTGAACAAGTGGGCATCTCAAAGGTAGCTATCAGCAACATTGTAACCGGAAAATCTTCGCCTTCTTTGGATAATCTTCTAAAGATTGCCGGTGTTCTAAATGTATCTATCACTAAATTGATAGGAGAAGAAAAAGAGGAAAACACCATTACCTGCCCCCACTGTGGAGGTAAAATTCATTTTGACGGAGAACCACGTATGCCGGAACATAAGAATATACGAGGGAAAGAATACTATAAATAAAAACAGCCGGAGCATTAAACTCCGGCTTTCAATTGATTAGTCCTTTGAATCTTAACCGATTAATAATCTCGGTATAAAGATAGTCTATATCTGCACGATAATCCTTATAATTGTTATAGTAAAACGTGACATCAACACAAAGGTTAGAAATTCCTGTCGGAGCTTTAAAGCCCAATATACCGGCAAGTATATCACGAATCCCTTTTGCAATCTTACCACCAGCCAATGTACTGGGGGAATAAAGAAACAGAATAATGAAAATAAATTTCTGGCGGAAGCTGGCACCGGCCCTTCTTTCGGGTAATCCGCAATTCCCCACAACCTCACAGTACCATTTGTATATTACAGGAATAATATTAAGATCCGATAAAATAGGTTTGATCAGTTCTTGCTCTCTCTCCGAGAGTCTTGATTTCTGCTCTCTGATAGATTTAAGTTCCGATATTGCTGAAAATTCTCTCACCATAACACGATTATTTTAAAAGTAAATAGTATATTTGCATTATAATCGTGTGAGGGAGGATTGAGTGGTCGTGCGCTTGGTTCTCCTTTCTTTATTTTATAGACTTATCCATTTTCTGAATAACCCTATTCTTTTCATCTACCTCCCTACCCCACATAATAGCAGAATAGACAGCATTTGCATATAAAAAGAGTTCTTCACGGCTGGTAAGGAACTCTACTTTCAGAGCCATCTTAATAGCTTGATTATAAAAACGACATTCTTCCATTATTATTTAGTTAAAGCACATACTTTATTATGTTAATTGTTAACGGATTTATTTTTCCTATAAACCATGTTATAAGATACGCTATTTTACCATGAAAATTTGCAGGTATCCCTAAAGTGCGTACCTTTGTACTGTGTTTTTCATAGTATTAGATTTAAGGTTAACGAAAGATTGGCTGTCTGGGATAGATAGCCTTTTTTATGCCCATTCATAAAATATCTTCATTCTTATCTCCATACTTATGCTTGAAATAGCTGTCTAAACAAGAATATACAGTAACGCAAATTATCAAAATCACCACTGTAAACCAAAACCAATCAAATTCCATATCCTTACTTTATTACATTCCACTCACTTTCCATAATCACATATTCACACTTATTACACCTATGCAGATAAGTCGGGAACGGAGCCGTTGTATAATCCTCAACCGCTATCTCTATACTACCACATTCAGGGCACTCAATCTTTACTTCTTTGATGCCGGGATAGTCCCAGAAAGAAAGCTTTCCTTTCACGTTCTCGATAGGCTCATTATAGGTGATGGAGTTAGCCAGTACCCAGTTATAAACTCCCTTCTCTGCCCAGATAGAAGGATGATTCTGCACACAGTCCACTATCTCAACGCTACCGATAATGGCAGATGTAGGCTCGTTATAGCCGCAAATTATTTCGCGTTGAAGTCCCATTGAAAGGCTATCCCATTGCTGCTTTGAAAAGATATTGTTAGGGTTTACCATCTTTACAGGGGATGAACTTGCATGAATAAGTACTCTTTTCCCAATATATCTCTTGGGACACGGCCAAGTGCGGTTTTCGATGTCTTTGATGCCGTGGACTATTAAGGAAGCCCACGGCTGTTTTACAGTTATTGCTTTCATTTGAATTTGTTATTATAAAAAAATATGTATATTTACAACAAAATTTAAAAACTATGGAATTTGAGCAAATAAAGAAAAAGTTGATTAGTTTTCTCATAGAAAATAAAAATGTCCCATCTACAGCAATAAAAGATGATTTAATATTCACAATACAAACAGATAACGGTATACCTTTTTATCCCGCTCATTTGGTAGTTTTTGATAACCAACTTAATAAGCCATTGTGTCTATTCATTATTGATGATGGTAAAATTCGAGTTCTCAAAAGATTTATTGAAACACATCTCAACAACATTAATAGATTTATAAATGAACCTATTATTATATATTTAGTTAGCTACCAAAACGAAAGCCTATGCTTTTCTGAAGTTTTGGACGATAGTAGTTTAACTCCAATTAAAAAAGAGGATTTTCCTGATTTCGAGATAATGAAAAATGATTTCATTATTTTGCAAGGAATGAAACTTGAACAAATTGAAGAAGAAAACCAAAAATCAATGCAGGCACAAAAACAAGCAATAAAATCTGAGACAAGGTTTTCACGGTTTATATTTCTTGTGATTTCAGTAATATCTATTATTTCTCTGATTTTATACCTTTTCAGTACCTATAAGACTAATAGTATATCACAGAACCACTCCACAAATATGATAGAAGACTTCAATGATTTAACAAAAAGTATTGATTCTTTATGGCAAGACATGAGAAATCAGCATTTTAGAGAAAAAAAAGACTCTATTTCTGTTGATACAACTTTAGCATATGATAGACTTAATGACCGGATAACTATAATAGAAAAAGGGATATCGGATAATCCTCAAAAAACTTTATCTAATATTAGTCTTGAACATAAAATAAATCTTCTACAGTCTCAACTCAATGACTTAAAAGAACTAAATAACGTTAGAAACAATGCTTTAGATGATAAGATATCGCTTATCTCTAATTTAATCATTTCTTTATATGCAGGTGTAGTAATTAGTTTTATTGGATGGTTCTTAAATCAATCAAAAAGAAATAAAGATTGATTTCCTTATTTATTTACTTTAATATTTCTCTCTGAATAATTTCCTTTGCATTGAATCCGAATAAGCCTTTCTTCATTTCGTGAAACTCCGCAATCGGTATTTCATTGTACTATCTATTCTATTGTTTCATAAGTGAAGTAAATCACATCACAGGAATATTCGCTGTATAATTTTTTTCTCTCTTCTTCGAGATTATCAGTCGCGATGTTTACTTTGTGAGTATTACGGACTTCGCCGGTGATGTACTCTACTTTGGTTATTAAGTGTTTCATACGAATAATGATTGTTGAATACGTGATAATACTAAATTTGTAGCCTTGGAACAAAACTCCTTCTTAATCTCAAATCCATAAGCCTTGCGTCCGAGTTGTGCGGCAGCTAATAAAGTAGAACCACTCCCGGCGCATGGGTCAATCACAACATCTCCTTTGTCAGTAAATATTTCTATTAGCCTGCGAAGAAGCGGGACAGGCTTTTGTGTCGGATGGATTTTAGGCGTATCGCTATCGGCAACCCAATCAAAGCAATTGAAAATCATACGTCCATCATTGTTGAATTTAGGAAGTTTGTCACGATAAAGTAATAAACCATACTCACAGTTACCAACTACCTTCATATTTGCTTTCAGTACCTGCGCGGAGAAGTTCTTCCGAAATACAAGATTTATGTAATTGTTAAGCCCATATCTTCTTGCAAGCTCAATATACTTAAACTGCTGCTCAAACTCACAGAACAATATCATACACGGAGATTTCCCTTTAACCTTCGGTTCTTTCACTAACATCTGGCTACAGAAGTGCATAAATTCAGCGGGTCTGAAATCTTTATCTGTATCAAAGAACTCTTTTCCAGCAAGCTCGCTCTCTCCATTCTTGTTATCTCCGTCCTTGTACCATGCAGGATTGCTGGCGTAGGCATTCTTTCCAAGATTATATGGCGGATCGGCAATGATAAGCTGCGCCTTGGGTATTCCATAAACCTTGAAGTTTTGGAAATTATCGTTGAATAATTCTATATTTTTCATTACGCTACCTCTTTTAATTTCTTCAATCTCAATTCTCTTAACTTCTCACACAGCGCTTCGGTATTCTTCCTTGCCTGCGTCACCTCTACTGCATTACCGATGAACTTCTTTTGGTCAGCCTGTGTACCAATCAAAACATAACTTTCTGGAAATCCCATGATACGCTTAAGTTCTGGAATACGGAGCATACGCATTTTTATATCCACTATTCCGTACAATGCCATGAACTCCTTTATCTTTACCGTCATGGGGCTATCGGTCTCATAAATTTCGATAGCGACTTGTCCGGTTTCAGTTGCAACCAGGTAAGGCGGCATCTTATCCATGCGGGCAATTAAAGTGAAGCAAGGATTGTCAACGGAACCGCCAGCGCTATTAAACTGCGGGTTCATCAAATAGTGCCACTTACGGTTTGCAGTGATGGTCTGGGATGGGTCCTCAATACTACTACCAATATTAGAAAAAGCGGTATTCATTATCCAAGGCTTACAACTGATAAGATTATATTTAGGGTTGGCAGTAATGCACCCCAATGGGCGTTGTAATGAAGTTGGCTTACTTTGTCCGTACTGCTGGTCGATAAATCGTGGAGTTATCAAATTCTGCTTTGGTGTAGTAGTAACAGCCGGACACGGCGAATTTATATCAGATACTTGTCCCCCGCCTGAATACTGATTCATGAAGAACGGAGACACAAGTGATAACCTGTCCTTTGTCAATATTGTTGGGCAGGGTTCGTTTATGTCCTTCCCAGCATCATTGAAATTGTACGAACACATAAAACGGCTTTCTATCAGAGAAAAGCGGTCTTTCGTTGTAACGGTTGGTGCAGGTTCATCTACGCAATGATTATGCCCGTTCCCGTAATAAGCCGAAATAAAGGCATGATGGTCTTTGCAAGTGATTGTTCCGGCAGGTTCTTCAACGGAAAGATTCTTACTTTCGGGATGTCCGCTGAACTGTTTAGAAAGAAAGCTCACTTGTACCTTGGCGAACCTGTTTTCAGTAGTCAGTACTCCACAAGGTTCATCGACAGATTTGCAGGTATCTTGCGGTCGGACGGTATTATATCTGGAAAGGAAAGCATCTTTACCACCTGCTACGAACTTAATAAGCCCCGCATAGATACGTTCAAGCGTTTTCTCTGCCAAAGGCTTTTCCCGAAAAATGGTAGTACCTTCATCGGAGAAGTTCAAAACCTCTTTGACTGGACGCCACTTCTCCAACTTGGAGAACATATCCTGCCTACCGCCTTTGCAATGGGTTGGTTCGGGGAATACAATCGGCAGACCTTTCTTAGCAAAGATGCCGAAGAAGCGTTTTCTCGTAGTATAAGCTCCGAAGTCGGCAGCGTTCAGAATCCGGTGTTCAAAGTTGTAGCCGTACTTCTTCACGTTACGCACCCACTTCTGATAGAGCCTGCCTTTATCCATCGAGATAGGCTTTCCGTTTTCATCCATATCACCCCAGCTCATAAATTCTTCTACGTTCTCGATTTGAATGTAGTCAGGGTCTATCACGTCAATGTATCTGAAAAGATGCTCTGCCAATGTACGGCTGTCTGCATCCCTTGGTTGACCGCCTTTGGCTTTACTGAAGTTGGTACACTCAAGCGAAGCATGAAGCATAACCATAGCATCTGGATGCAGTTGCCTGATAAGTTCCACAATAGCATTGATGGGAGAAAGTTCCAATGTTCGGATGTCCTCGATAAAGTGAAGCGCATCTGGGATGTTGGCATCATGGGAAAGAATGGCGTTCTTGTCATGGTTCACACAACAAACAACTTTCGCACATCTATTACCATTCAAGCGGGCCTCTTCCACGCCTTCGGACAAGCCACCGGCACCACAGAACAAGTCTATGACAAACAATTCTATATCGGACAGACCTTCCAGGCTTTCAAGTATTTCTTTTAGTGATTTCATACTTCCACCTCCTTTGCTTTCCAATCAGCAGGCACCTTCGCCCATTTCCTGAATGCACTGTCAAAGCCTTCCAAATCAGAAAACATATCTATCTTTGATTTCTCTGTTCCGACAAGGGTTGCAAACTCTTTGAAATACCTGTCAGCTACTCTCACGAAGTCATTGTGCAGCTTCTTCAAGTCGCCAAGTAAAAGACCGTTATCGGTCATTAAATCACTCGCTTCTTCTACAAGGTTATTGGCTTCGCAGTTCAATAGATGAGCCGCCGAAAGAAGCATGTTCATTCTGTCCATGCTTCCGTTAGCTATGGCAGCATCAATTAATTGTTTATTTGGTTTCATAATCGTGTGTCAAATTTATTTTCTTAGATAATAATTACATATTCGACCGTATCGTTCACAGGCACAGACACGATGCCCTTTTATGGAACAATAGGCAGAGTTCTCACCAAACGACAAGGCGTGCTTGCAACCTGTACAGTGTACGGGTACTACGGGAAGCGTTTCTTTTTTCTTTGCCATGACGGGTGTCAAAATGGATTTTCATCTTCTACGTCAACAACCGTATTCCCTGACAATGGAACAGTATCAAGGTTGTAGAAGCAGGTCGTACAAGCGTTGAATCCACAGATAAGCCGAAGCATTCCTATGTTCCTCCCTTTGGCAATATCTATCATAGCCGTTCCCCTTGTTTCTACATTAGAAAACTCATTTGGATAAGATTTCTTATTCACTTCCGGTCGATAGATAAGCATAACAACATCGGCGGCTTCTGCTATCTGCCCGCTATCTCGAAGTCGGGCTAACGTAGGTACAGGATTAATGTTATCTCTGTTGAGTTGAGACAAGGCTATAATCCAAATATCCAATTCTTTAGCAAGATTCTTTAATCTTCGTGCTACATCTCCCATTTGCTGTTCTTTATTTGCACCTTTCATGTTTACATTCAAGATTTGCAGGTAGTCAACTATCGCCCCATCTATCCCGAATTTTAGCTTCATATACCGGATGGATGAAATGATAGTGTCTATATTCGAGGTGCTTCGGTCATCGAAATATATTCCTTTTCCAGATACTTTTCCTATGCCCTTGTCTATGGCTTGAATCTGTGAATCGGTCAAGCGTGAATACATAATCTGATTGGCAGGAACACCACTTTCCATGGAAAGAATACGAGCTGTTATTTGCTCCTTTTTCATCTCCATTGAATACATGGCTATCTTAGCACCGTAATAAGCCGCATTCCGCATAATAGATACCGCAAAAGAGGTGTTGTGTGTAACGACAAAATCGCTAATCACAAATAATTCACGAGGATGTGAAACTTTTATACATTGACATTCTTCTTTGCCAATATACTCTATTGAGCGGATAACATTATTTATTCTTTTACGCTCTTTTATTCTTTCCTTGCGTCGAGGAAGTGTACAGATATTTTTTTCATTTTCTCCTGCAATAGTTATTCTATAATGACTTTCATATATCTTTTCACCGATTGCACTTTTATGAGAGAACATAGAACACCTATAACCCAAAGAACGGCATAAATAAACTACATCATTTGCTAATCTTTCCGAAACGGTAGAATAGTGAATACCTCCATACTTATCAACTTCGCCATCGGTATCCATTAATCCGTTCAATAGTTCCAATCGTTGTTCATAGCAACAATTTAAGTAGCATTCAGGTATAAATTTATCTTTTGCCAAATGATTCAATAGTCCTAGCCGCCTTAACTCCTCGTAGTAGATGTTAGTCATCTTTTGATTATGCCCGTAAGATATTCGATAAGTAGGGCATTTGTCACTTTCATCTGAACTTTGCTTGACTATCGGCATTTTGCATAGACTACGCATTTTCCCCAAAACGAACTTATCGTCATTACAAAAAGTAGCCCCTCTTGAAAGACACCCATCACCAATCAATACGCCTAAAATATATGGATGAATTATAAAATTCTTCTTCTCTCCAAATTTACCACAAAACATAGGGACGTACATCCTATTGTGAAATGCACTTGTATTCTCTTGCATTTCTTTAATTTGAAGAGTAGTCAAAATACGGTTTCCACTCTTGAAAGTAGATGCACCAACTTCCCACAAATGATCTCCGCTTGAAAAAGCTACACGGCCATCAGTAAAAGTCATTTTATAAATATCCTTCATTCCTTGCGGATAAACGCCAAGGACAATTGATTTCTCTCCATCAATCGAAGCTACTTTGTCTCCTACTTTTATATCTTTGTTTAAGACCCAGCCATTAGGAGTAAGTATCTTTTCATCCATACGAAGTGCCTTACCTTGGCTTGTCTCCCCTGCAATAATTATCAAGTCTGATTTTTGCAATCCGCCTGACTTTGAATCAATTTTTTCAAATCCAGTAGGAATACCCGTTAATTGTCTATTCCCTAAAAGATTATCATTTATCATGCCATATACACTTTCAAGTCCATCGTTAATGGTTGAAATAGTAGTGCTACTTGATTTGAAAAGCGATGCAAGTTCATTACTCACCGAATTAGAGACATCGAGAATATCCTCTGCTTCTGAATAAGAGTTTGATACAAGATACTGTCCTATATCCCAAAATTTACGTCTTATCGCCAGATCGTGCAGCCGTGCTGCATACTGGTATAAATCAAAAGTACAGTTAGAAGCAATTCGCATATACTCCATAAGGTCAAACTTCACCCCATTAGCAATAAGTTTATTCTTGACCGCTACCACATCAGGCCGACTGCCAGACGATGCCACTTGAAGGATAGCTTCGTATATCTGAAGATGGAATGGATTATAGAAAGAATCCTTGGATAATAACTCCCTCACTTCTTCAAGCGCATTGCGTTCAGTGATAATAGTACCTAAGACAATCTTCTCAGAATCTTCATCTCGTAGTTGCACATTAATTTCCATATTCTTTTTTTGCCCAGTTTAATACAGTCCTGTAAAGGTTAGTATATCGTTTACGTAGATCCTTTCGATTCTCTATCTGCTCGATGATGTCAGCAATCTGTTTACCCGTATATTTCTCTTTGAGTTTTAGAAACTCCGCTTCCGTGATTTGGGAAGAGAAGTTTTTAGCATTGCTGCAATAAGGAGCGTTCCGTTTTAGCCAGTCATTGAATTTTAGAAAATCAGGATTTGAAGAAGCGGATGAAGAAGCTTTGGCTTCTTTCTTATCTCCGTTAGGAGATTCTTTCTTATCTTCCTTTTCCTCTTCCTTTTCCTCCGTAGTGTTCACGTCGTTATCACGTAGTGTTGACGTAGTGTTCACATCGTTATCATTTAAAGCCTTACTAATCAATTCTTTTACTATACCCTTACCGATATAAGACTTATCGTATCTCTTATCAAGGACTTGATGACTACGGAATGTGCGGATAAAGTAGTAGCTTTCTTCTGCGTGAATAATAGGTACTAACATCCGGGCATCCACTAAGGCATCTATCCACTTTTTTATTTCAGATACTCGTAAATTTTCATCGTAAGGGAATATTTGAGACTTGAGTAATGCAGCATTACCTTTGATAACTCCGAAATCATCAGCAAAATTCCAACAACCAATAAAGAAAAGACGGCATGGAATTGGTAGTTTACCTATCTTTTCATCTTCCCAAAATTCAGGTTTGATTGTTCTTATTCGTGCCATACAAACATTTTATTAGGTAATACAGATTATATTCTCCACTTTGGGGACACTTTGGAATATGCTCAATGTCCTTAATTACTTCTTTTATACTTTTCATATTAGAATCTCACATTAGTTAGTTGTCTACCTTTGGAGTAAACGGCCCATTTGCCATTGCTTCCATCAACAAGCCTTAAATCAGATACTTCACCGAAGCGTTTGATGTTTCCACATAAATCTACAATCCATCCAACCTCTTTCTGGGGATGTGGACGAATAGCCCGACCAACTATCTGATACCACATAGCAAGTGACATCGTAGGACGGGCCATAACAACCGTATCAAGCTCGGGATAATCAAAACCAGTAGTCAGAACTCCGACATTGGCAACGACCGGGATTTCACCAGATTTGAACGCAGCAAGGATTCTTTCACGAGTAGATTTGGGAGTATCACCCGAAACAATAGCGCATCCGGGAATGGACCACGTAAGCTGTTCGGCTTCTTTCAAGAACCGGGTAAATACCAGTATTCCTTTTCGTTTACCTCCAGCTTTTGGATTCATCAGCCTTTGGACGATATGGACGAGATAACTGTAAAAGTCGATTCGTTCATATTCCTTTTGGATTGATTTATCCGTATAGTCGGCACCAGTAGTGTTCACCCGTAAGTTGAGTTCATTCCATCCCGAAGGATTCATCGGATAGTAATTCAACTTTGCCAAATATCCCATATCTAAGAGAGTTGATACCTGTACATGGTAAATGACCTCTGAAAAGACATGAGGCTTTGTCCGGGTGATGAATTTCAGCATGGAGCCGAAGTCACGTGAGGAAGACAATCTATAAGGAGTTGCCGTCAAGCCAAGAACCTTGCACTTCACTGCATCAAAAAAATCCTTGTACATTCCCTCTTTGGGGTTTACCAAATGGCACTCATCCACAATTATGTTTTTAAAGTGGGTAAATAATTCGGGATGATTCTTCACGCTACCTATGGTGGCGAATGTGATACGGCTTATCTCCTTTGAGTTGAAAGAAGCCGAATAGATGCTACAATCAAGAATACCATATGAGCACAGTTTCTTGAAATTTTGCTCCAAAATTTCTTTACTCGGCTGGAACACTAAGGTATGTCCGTCAAGCCTTGCAGCTATATCCGCTATGATAAGGCTCTTTCCCGAACCCGTAGGCAAGACCATGATAGCATTCGTTTTCTTGGCTTTGTTGTTGAAGAAAGAAACGGCTGCATTAGAGGCTTTCTGTTGGTAATCACGCAGTTGGTACATATCAATCTATAAACTCTGTATTATCATTTACCTGTGCGTCATCACACACCTTAACCGCAACATTTCCATTGGGCTTTAGCCTACATTCTTGAATTTCCCTTGTTTCAATAAGTGTGAAAGAAGCGTGTGTATTGTTAGAGTGCAGGTACTCACCATCCCAAACCCATATTCCACCGTGTATGTCCTTGAATGTACCTATATTGGGATTCAATGTTTGCAGTATCGCTTTGCGACCTACATTGGTCATGGCAACAAATCCGCTATGGGTTGGATTCATTTCTTTTACTTCCTCATATAGAGCGTTGTCAAGTTGCTTTAGCCATAAAAGGAATTTCGGCACTTCCTTGTCTTGGTAATATTTTATTCTTCCTCCCAACAAAGCATAGGGAGTAAAATTGATTATTTTCTTGGATATAAACTCTGCATTGAAATGCTCTCGTTTAATAATCGGCCTTCCTTTTGCAAAATAACCACCTCCAGATACGAACTCTATATTTTCATTTAGCCCTAAGTATGAAATTGGGATATAGACTAAATCCATAAAGTATTCCAACTTTTTGGGCTGTGTCAATTTTGACTTATATACATCTTTATGTTTCTCTTTAAATTCGTTTATCCATGAGTGAAATTTACTTGCCATTCTTGAATACCCGATAACTCGATCTCTGCTTCCATGAGGGCAATAATTATCAAAAGCGACACAATTACCTTTTGCGTACAACTCGCATTTTTCGGGACATTCGCAATAGATAATATGACCGATTGCTTTTTCTGATTTCTTTTGCTTGAATAGCGCATCTGCTGGATTCCATACCCATGCGTCAATTTCTTTCTTCATAATCCTTTCTCCTTCCTAAGTTTCTTATTCAGTGCCTTGTAATACTTAATTAGCTGCTCGTACTCGAAATCAGACATCTTAGAAGTACCGGCAGCTTTCACTTTTAGTAAATCAAATTTCTGTTGTCCGATTTTAGCTATCAAATTCTTTTCGTAATTAATCAAATGGTCTGCGCTAAACCGATTGCACGCTCGGCATTCGGCATGAGCGTTATCTTCGTCAAACCTTGTAGAGAGGTGGCGGCGTGAATGAAAATGACCGCAGTCTGCCTGCTCGAAAGGCTTTATTTCACCACAACTTATGCACTTAAAGAATCTGTAGTTAAAAGGTTTACTATCTCTTAGTCGAATATATAAGCTGAAAACTTTGTCGAGTTTAGCTTTCAAATCCGGCTTCTTCTTTACTGTTATCCCTGCTTTATCAAACAAGGGTAAAGGCTTGTCTTTCTTCTTGGACTTAGTTCTTTTTATGTAATATGGCATTATTTAAACCCCCATTCTTTCATGTAATTAATATTTTCAGGAAATCCTTCTACAGGAACAGGACTAAGGAACTCCTTATCATATCCTAACTTTAAACACCCTTCGTATTCTTTCTTGGAAATTTCGCTTACATTAAAATGCGGTTGGAATCCATACCCCTGAACCCCGAATCCTAAATAGCATTTAAATTTCCTTATTGCCCATTCAATAGCAATGTCTCTATTATAACCATGTTTAGAGAATACTGCCACATATATCTTATTTTGGAAATATCCTGTTTCTGTCAAATCTGGATTGCATCTGATACAGAAGTATTCAATGCGTGAAAGAACTTTCTCGATAAAATCCTCATACTTTTTGCAATCCTCTTTTGCAAGAAACTCTTTGCCATCATTTGCTATGTAGATAGTCTTAGTTATTTCTTTTGCTTTCACATTATTTATTACCAATTAAAAGCCCCGAAGCGTATTCTCCGGGGCACAACCATTATTTACTAACCCATGCCATTTATGTGTGGCTCACATTATTCCATCGGGAACACTATCTGTATGCGCATTACAGAAATATCCATTTGCAACTGAATACTTTCATGTTCCCTTTCCAACCCAAGTTTGTGGAGAAGCCCAGATTTGCACTGGGACGAGTTGCCAAGCTCGCCACATCTAAAGTTGGCATTCCTATTATCGAGTGGTGCGTCTACTGATTCCGCCACTTCTCCATGTTTGCCTACCATATCTTCACAGACCTAGCAGGCAGGTTAACAAAGTTATTCCATATAAGCCATAGAAAACTCTTTCGGGATGAACCGCCCCACCGGAATAGGTTTGGCAGACTCAATAGCCGCATGGATTTCCCTCTTATTAAACTCGTGTCCTTTTTCTTTGGCTTGCTTCTCGCATTCTTCCTCTTTGTTTTTGAGGTAATGAGTAATAAGCATCATTGCCCTATCAACATTGAAGGTGTTCACGACAAAGGTTTGAATCCTTTCTTCTTCATCAAAGGTGATTTTAGTTTCAATTTGATAGAACTTCTTTTCATCCGGCTTGCTTTCTTCGTCCTCCTCTTCTTCCGTTGCTGAATCGCCTAAAAGGAATGTGTCTCTCAATTCTTCGAGGGTAGCATCATCAACTTTACGTTCTTTCAGATTATCGGTAAGAATCACGCAAGAATCAAACTCCTTTGCCATCGTCAGAGTGAAGCCTGACTGATAATTAAGTTCAATATAGTCTCTCAAGATAAGGCAGACATTTTCCAACCCAGTGGCATAGAGCAGGAACTTGTACTTCTTATCGCCTATCTGCGCTTGTGCAAGATAAGGATATAAATAATTATTCTCGTTCTCAAATGCCAAGCGTTTTTGGCTACTGACTTCCACCTCTTTGATACCGTCAGCTTCCATACTGAAACGGATTTTTGCCAATAGGTCTTGGTCTATCAACGTGCCACGTTCAAAGAGGATTTCATGTCGTTCAATGTTTAATGTTTCTCCGGTGTCTTCATCAATGAAAGATTCCTCCCATGTTTTGAGGACACGTTTTGCAAGGTACATATTAAGCATCTTCTTCGGGTCGGATGTCACATACCGGATTTCTGTTTTTCTTGTTTCTACCATAATTAAATAAATTCTTGATTTCTTTGTATTTCCTGCTGAGCGTATATCAGCATTTGATGTTCGTTTGCGGCAGGAAGATAGATACCTGCTTGTGCCGCACTCCAATTACGAAAGCGGTCAATAGATAAGGTCATTTCGCCTGTTGTCAGTTCGGCAGAACTGCGCAAATAGGTTACTTCATTGCCTTTCTTGTTGACCATCTTACGTTCAAATAAATCACGGTTGCAAGTCCGCTTGTAGAAATCAATTTTAGCTTCGTCCAGACTGCAACCGTATTCGCTACCGAAGTACCCTAAAAGCAGATGCAGGTAAGAGTTTTGGGCAAGCGTTCGGTTGGGCAGTTTCTTTTTTACTTCCACCACCGCACGCTCCTTGAACAGCTTGTTTACATACTCCTTGAACTTGGGCACTTGGTATTCATTCTTCAAGTCGAAAATCATACACTAAAAAGGCAAATCGTCCTTTGCATTACCATTCGCATCAACCGGTGGTGGGAAGTTTTGCGGTTGCTGATAAGTTGGCTGTGGTGTGGGCTGCTGAACAGGCTGTTGTACAGGTGGAGCTTGGGCGGATTGCGATACACCGCCGCGCGCTTCTATTTTGTAGCACCAAATGGACGCCATGCGTTTAAACTCTCCATCCATATTCGTCCAAGAACGCCCTTTTAGAGCGAATGATACAATAACAACATCACCATTGTTAAAACGGCCAAGTTCTGCACATTTATCACCAGTAAACTCTAAAGGAATAATATTTTCATACTCGCTACGCTCACCCGTATAAGGGTCATAGGGCGTAGCGTCTAAAATAAATTCCCGTTTGATAAATGGAGAACCACCGTTTTTCGATGGAATTTGGACGGTTTGCCCGATTTCAATTATTCTTCCGGTTATCTGATTTGCCATTAGTTCTCTCCTCCAAAAATCTTTTTATCGGTGATTAATTCTCTGTTTTCTTCCAAGAACCGGATAAACTCCTCACAGTGCTCCGTAAGAATAGGAATATCACGTTCAGGATTGAAAACGTATGTTTCTGTATAGGTATCTACCACATAACCGCCTTTATTAAACTCTACGATGTTGTACTCAAATGTCCGCACATCAGAACCGCTCTGCATAAGAGCGTATGGATAAACCAAATGCTGGTGGTGGTCTTTGAACTTCCCTACGGTATAGCTGCCGGTTGTTTTCAAATCATTCACCGTTGTAGGCATAAGGTAGTCTATCAATCCATAAACAAGAACATTACCGTAGGCAGTTGGCAGGATAGCTTCTACTCGCTGTTGGGTTAAACCTCCCTTGTAATAGTCTGTTAATTCCCGACAAAGAGAAATAGGGAAAGTAAACTCTCTTTCGTGATAGATAGCTTTCAGTGCAATAACTTCCTTCGTTTCTTCCTCATCATAATAAAGAGGTTTCCCTATTTCATCACATGCACCAAATCGTTCTACTTTATAGACACGTTCAATTTGCATGATTTCAGATTTTCTTTTCTCTATCATGCAATCAATGATTTCATTCAGTGCCGTTCCTTTGTCGGCCGCTTCACTGTCGAAAGGTTTACGATTGATACAGTTTATCAGTTCTTGAAACAGTTGCTCGTGAAACTCTTCGGGGGTATGGGGAGGATTTTCACTCCATCCCCAATACTTATCCCAAATCACATCACTATTCAGATACCCCCAAAAGGCGTCTAAAAGTGTTGCATATATGCGGTAATTAGGCTGCTGCATCTGAATAAGTTTTAGTTTCTTTATCAAAGACCAGCCCCAAAGCCTTCACCTTTGAAGCAAACAAGCTTCTCGCCATCATTAAAGAACTACCAACGTGTTCAAATTCATTGATGTGAGAAGCAAATTCATTAGCAGAATTGGCATCGGTGATAAATTCAATACTCTCTTTGATTTCTTCTATCACCTTATCGTATTTCTCTTGTGCTTCTTTCTTGGCGGCAAGCATACCCAAATACGAATTGATTATTCTGGTAGTGATAAAGTCGTTTTTGGCAGTCGAATTGCCATTCTTGTCAAGGATGGTAGGAACCTCCATCACTGAAGGAAGATTGCAAGTGTTCTTACCGTCATTTCTTGAAGTAGGATCAAAAGTTATAGTGCGTCTCTGTATGCCTCTCTCGCTCTTCATTTCGAGATAACCGAGCAAATCCAGTTCAGTAACGATGGAGTTGTAGGACTTCTCACGCAAAGCAGGAATAAATACTGTATCATCACCTTCTTTTCTCGTATCACGGTGAGCGACAAAAATAATATGCTTATTCAGACTTGAGAGTGTTCTTGCCATCCATGAAAACTCAGCATTAATACCACTCCAATCCCTGATAGACGGTTGCCGGCTGCCACATTTATAAGTAATAATGAAATCCATCATCTTACCAATGGTATCTACTACCATTGTCTGATAAGCCGATAAATCTTCTTGCAAAACCTGTTGAACATCATTCCATGAAGTGACCTGTACGGTATCTATGTTTTCCAGATGCGCCATATTCATACGTTTAACACCATTATCAAAGTCTAATAACAAAGGCTTCGGAGCACTCAATGCTACTGTACTCTTTCCCATACCTGCTTGACCGTAAATCATCATCTTTACGGTGGTGGGGATTACTAATTCATTCGATTTCTTAATTAAGGACATAATCATAAAATTTAAAGGGTTATTTACTAATTTCTTTCATTTCAGCTTTCGCCAGTGGAGACAACGTTTTCATATAATTACACTTGAAAGCTGCCGCATCCAGTTCAACTACATTGTATCGAACACCTGAGCGCACCTTTCCATCGGCATCCTTGTACCTCTTTACAATGCCTTCTTTGACCCATTTTGCAACATTCCCCTTTCCATAAGAAATGTGAGCTTGATTTTGGGTTATAAATTTGGGCTCTTTGAACGAATCAATGCGTTCTTCCTTTCTACCTAATCCCTTAGCGTAGTCCACCAGTTTAAATAAAACTTCCTCCGGCATCTGTATTATCATAAGACCTCCTTATTCTTTCTGTTCGTTCCACTCTCGTTCTTCTTCCTTTTCTCATATCGCCTTGTTCGTGATAAAGCGAAAAAGAAAACACACATAATAGACAGCAGGCAACCACCATACGGCCAATGGGTGAAAAGTTCATCGTTAAATTTATACCCGATATTCTCTCAAACACAAGCGTTGCAAGCTCTCTCCCGTTCCTTAATTGAAGAACCTCAAATGCTTTTTGTAGTTGGTTGTTTATCGTGCTAACCGCCCGGCATTTGAGATCAGCAATTTCTTTCTTTTCATACCCTTGTGCGTACATCCGTGCTGTAATCTCGCATTCGGGTGTTAGTTCAGTTAATACTCTTTCCATAATCGTGTAAATTAGACCACTACTTAGTCATGTTATTGACGATATACATAGAATTGGTGTACTTATTCTTCGAAATGGTATATACATTCTTACCACCCGGAGCTACAACACCTTTTTCTCTCAATTCCTTGTTTATCTCATGGGCCTCTTGCCTGTAGCCAGTTACCTCAACTTCTGATAGTGGGATAATCTTCTGTTTTCCCGGCTTTACTTTTAAAATCGTTTCTCTGATTGTTGCCATAAAACTTATTGTTTAATTAATGATTTGTGGATGGTAGAGGAGTCGAACCTCTCTCAATCGTGACAATTGGTTGCGCAACACGAAGCTCTAACCGATAAGCTAACCATCCGGAATAAGAAAGGTGTACTATTCTCACGAACGGCACACCCAGTACAAACACAAAATAAAACACGACAAACAAAACATCTAAACGTCTGCCTGTACGGTATTTCCTTGCTATCGGCCGGATAGTAGGTCGCTAAGCATACAGAGTTCAAGCTCAAAGACTACCAGCCCTCAGACGTTTAATTTGTTCTTAATTCCCTGAATGCAAGTATCACAAACGAAACGCATCCAATAAAAATGATACTCATTATTGTAATAGAGAATGTTTTCATAGGACTGTAAGTAGTAATAGCCCCGTATAGCATACCGATAGCACATATTGTCACCAGTATAGCTAAGATAAATTGAATTAGTTTCATAATTATGTGTATTAGTTAGTGCCTGTACCCCCATTGAAGAAAAGCTGTTATGCTTGGTAGAACTCATATTTCAAGTTCAGTACAGGCTATATGGTCGAAAACAGTACGGACGCCCAACCCGTTTTCTTACTGCTCTGGGACGATTCTTTGCGGTGTTTTCTATTAATTGTTATACATTGTACAGCTCGCAAGCTCCAACTTGCTTATGTACGTTCGTTATCTTTAGTCAACCTTGTACAGCTTATAGTATTACACCGTAAAGGTTTTCACAATCTTGTCAAAGAGCTTAATCAATAGCGCCCTACCCGATTCTCGCTATCGGTTGCCGTTCAATCCGTCAGTAGGGCTGTCGTGCGTTGCATAACCGTGTATTATGCGTATCGGCTCAAAGCTTGAACCTCACAAAGAGCATCGTAATCCATACCGCTATCTTCGCCTGAGTCAGAACCTAAAAGAATAGTTTCATAAGTCTCAATCTCTTCTTTTATCACCTCAATAATATCAGCCTTACAATCTACGTTGTAAACTCTACAAGCAGTTTCTTCGTCCATGCCCTCAACTGCTACCAAGTCCCTGCGAAGAGCATTTAAACCTTGTTCTAATTCATAAGTAGTCATAATCGTAAGTATTAAGCAATTGATAATAAATTAGCTTTTTTATAGCACCTGAACTCGCCACGCTCTGTATCATAATAAGTCTGGACGGTATCATTCTTCGCTCTCTTGTCATTGCCTGTTATGGCGGGCATCAACTTTTCATTGAGTGTACCATACGCCTCTCTTACAGAACCGTCTACTTTTTTGAAATAAAACTTGACGATCTTCTTTTTCATCTCAGCTTTCAATTTCATGTTTACCCAAGCAGACCTTAGAGCTTCAGACATTGAAAAGCCATTCTTTCTTACGAACTGCCAAGCCAATGACATTACTTCGTGTAAAAATTCTCTTGTTTTCATAATCGTGCGTTTTTAATATGTTTATACTATTGCTTATAAGAAGCAAAATTCGTTTCTTTGCAAAAGTGATTAGGTTATCACTGTTTGATGATGCAAATATACTATCTTTTTAGATACCAACAAGCATATAGGTATCTTTTTAGATAACACAAAACATTATTTAACTATTAGAGTAGTTTATACCTTATTATAATATAAAGCTATGGAATGGAACAGAAGAAAGTTAGAATCCTCAATAGCTGTTTTAGAGAGGTTGAGAGAGGATAAAACGATATACGATACAGAAGGAATAAAAATCGCCGGTGCATATTGGGAACCGATTAAGAGAGAAATAAAGGAACGATGTGCGTCCAATTTATCAAGAGGTGGAGTTGGAAAAAATGGTGAAAAGTATGACGGGTGCATTCAAATACTGTTTCCTAACCAGATAGAACCTCTACTCGCAGAGTGCAAGGATAGGCTGGATGTGATAAAAAGAGAGGAATATGATAGAGAATTAGATAACAAGAGTAAACACGCTGCTATTAAAGCTAATAAGATAGCAAAATGTGCCATTATAATATCCGTATTAGCTGCAACAGGATTGCCGCAATACTTATTGAAATGGCTATATAAGATACTCTTAGAGCTTGTTTGCTTATTAAATAATTGAGTTTTGCTCTATTTTCGTTGAGTATTTCATTAATTATTTTTCTGTCGTTTTCAGGGTCTGTTAATTCAAGCCCGCCATCTTCTGTTTCTCGTATCATAATAATAAAATAAAGCGACTAGCTCCAAAGTTGCGGTTTGAGGTTTAGTCGCCTATATGGTTCCTTACGGGAACAGTTAAACTTATTAGTCGAAATCATCCGCAACTTGATTTTAATGCGAAGATAGTATCTTTTTAGATATTATCAAATAAAAATAGTATAGTTTATGGGAAATTCTGTAAAAGAGAGATTTTATGAGGTTATGGAAATCCTAAATTTGACCGATTATAGAGTTTATACGGACATAGAAGGAGTTACCAAAAATATGATGGTGAAATTAAGAAATGGGGAAACAAGTGAGGTATCCACAAAAATACTTATGCCATTTCTTAATACATACAAGAATGTAAATGCCAATTACATCCTTACAGGAAGAGGGAATGCTATTATTGAAGATGAAGATATAGATGGGGTTAGCCTTAATACGCCTACAACTTCAACTATCACATCTATTCCAATCACAGATAAAGATATTAAAATACTCGATATACGCGTATCTGCTGGTCATGGAATTGGTTTTGATGGAGACGAAAATAAAATATTAGGCTACGTTAATATACCAAATTTCTCTGGATGCTATGGAGTGACTGTGTATGGAGATTCGATGTATGACAAATACAGTTCTGGGGATATTGTATTTGTTAGAGAGATAAAAGATAAGAGAGAAATTGAAGGGGGGCAGTCTTATGTAGTAATTACAAATGAAGATCGGTATTTAAAAATGATCTATATTGAAGATGGAAAATTGAAGTTGGTTTCATATAACAATGCCATCAACCCTGATGGCAGAAGAAAGTATCCTGATATGCTGATAGAAGGGGAGCAAATTAAATTTTTGTATAAAGTTGTAGGAAGGTTAGAAAGAACACAAATATAATTCTAAATCTATCTAATATTATGGCATTTTTTGATTTTCTAAAACAGAAAGAATTTGCAGAAATAACCTGCTTGAAAAAAGATTTGGAAATCTCGGTAAATAAAGAGCAAGAACTCAATCAAAAGATTGAGGAGCTTAAAAAAGAGTGTGAATCTCTTTCCAAATTCAAAGAGATAGCAAATTTAGATAACAAGAAAGATGAAATATTATCTAAAATCAGACTTGAAGAAGAACATGCTGAAAAAGCAAGAGAGAACCATCAATCAGAAATAGCTCAACTAAAATCAGAAATTGATAAGCTGTCCGAAGAAATACAAAGTAAAAAAGGAGAAATTGTAGAACTTGACGAAACAATACTTCTCCAAGAATTTGGTATGTATTCTCCGATTTACGATTTCGCCAACTCTGAAATGTACAAAGACAGGTTAGACGCTGCTAGGACGGAACAAAAGAATATGATTTTGTATAAAACAGCAGCAACATGTTCAGAGACCTGGACTGTAAACGGAAGCGAAGCTCAAGGCAGAGTTATGACAAATCAAAATATAAAGCAAATACTTAGATGTTTTAATGATGAATGTGATATGCTAATAAGCAAAGTCAAATTCAATAATATTGCAGCATTCATTGAAAAGATGCGAAAATCCTATGAGGCATTAAATAAAATGAATTCAAAGAATGCTGTTTCTATTTCATACGAATATTTGTCTTTAAAAATAGATGAGTTACAATTAGCTTATGAATATGTACAAAAGAAGCAAGAAGAAAAAGAAGAGCAAAAGCGAATCCGAGAACAAATGCGTGAAGAGGCTAAACTTCAAAAAGAAATAGAAGAAGCAAGAAAAGATATTGAAAAAGAACAGAGACACTATACTAATGCTCTTTTGAAATTAGATAAGCAACTTGAATCTTGTGATGAGATTGAAAAAGAAGTGCTTTTAGAGAAGAGACAAGAAATAGAATCTCACCTTACAGAACTTGACGTTGCAATTAAGGATATTGATTACCGAGAGGCTAACAAGAAAGCCGGATATGTGTATATTATATCTAACATTGGCTCATTTGGTGAGAATGTGTATAAAATAGGCATGACTCGAAGGCTTGACCCTATGGAAAGAGTGGATGAATTAGGTGATGCTTCTGTACCTTTCAAATTCGATGTTCATGCTATGATTTTCTCTGACGACGCTCCTAAATTGGAAGCTGCCTTACATCGAGCTTTTGAAAATAAAAAAGTCAATATGATTAATAGTAGAAGAGAGTTTTTTAAAGTTACGCTGAATGAAATCGAAGAAGTTGTTAAAAAGAATTACGATAAGACTGTGGAATTTGAAAGAATTCCACAAGCAGACCAATACAGAGAATCTATAAAAATATTGGAAAGCATAAATGCAAATTAAAGAACAAACTAAATATTAAAGCACAATGAAAAAGATTTTATTTTTAATGGTGGCTGCACTGGCAATAGTTGGATGTAATAGCAACAAAAAGAGTGTGGATATTCCCATTAATTCCATAGTGGATAAATACACTGATGAGCAAGCTATAAAAGCATTTAAAGACTTGAAATGGGGGATGAATCTTGATGAGATGATTAATTTGGGGTATATCTCCGTGGAAGACACTTCTAAATGGGTTATTCCATTAAAATACAAGCAAATAGGAAACGTGGAATTTGACGATGTGTCAATTATGACACATGATAACAGGCTTTTTGCTGTAGTCTTTCATGAATATGTGGAGGGGTATAGTAGTTCAGTACGTAAATTGTATGAAGTTAAGAACTTGTTTAATGCTCAATATGGTAGCCCTGAGTTTGAAAATACAGTAAGTGAGGATAGTTTAAAAGTGGATGTTAGCGAGGTTCTGTATTTATGGAATATAAAACATAAAAGAATCAAGGGAACCATAGAGAAAAGTTCTAATGATATGTTTTTCGTAGATGTAGTAATAGAAGATACAATCACGAGACATCTTCATGACTCGATAGCGATTGCGTATCAATCAAAAGATTTATAGAGTTTATTATTAACATTTCAATTCTACCTTAAAAACAGCATTTGTATAGTAGATTGTGTTTTAAGAAATTCAGAAAACGAACATATCAAACTGATAGTCAACGCAATACTTTATCCGTTACACGGGACTTCGTAATGTATAGGGTATTAATGTGTCTATCTGCAAAATAGCTTATGAAATTCAATCAATGCACCTGGATTTAGATAATCCTGATTTATTCAACGAATTAAAGAACAAACTAAACACCTAAGATTATGAAAAGAGGAATAATACTATTTTTTTCTTTCTTATTTTCTTGCCTGTTAAATGCCCAACTTTCCATTCAGCAAGATACCATAAGATATGTTATGGCAAATCTAAATTTAAGAGAGGCCCCCAATACGACCTCCGCTATCATCACTCAAATACCTAAAGGCACCCGAGTTACCGTAGATGAAGATTGTGAATGCAAATGGATTCCAGTAAATTATAATGGCCATATAGGATATGTTTCTACAAAATATCTTTCAAAGAATAAAATTGACCATACTCCTATACGTAATAGCTCCATTAAATATTATACAAATTCAAATGGAGAAAGAGTGCAATCCCCGACCTATTATAATTCTGCACCTCCAGGGGCAACGGCCTTATGTAGAGACGGAACATATAGCTTTAGCAAAAGCCGTAGGGGCACATGCTCACATCATGGTGGAGTTGCAAAATGGCTAAAATAACAAATTAAATAACTAAAATTATGATTGACTTTTTAACTATCGTACTTCTTATATTCGGAGTACTACAAATTATCCTCTTTTTTAAAGTGTGGGGAATGACGAATGACGTAAACAACATTAAGCAAAAGCTGGAAACCAAGCCGGAAGATTTGCTAATTACCGAAGCTCAAACAAAAGCCCTGAACGGAAATAAAATGGAAGCTTTTGAGTTATATCAAAAGGCGTTCTACAAAAGTGTGATAGAACTCTTCAATAAGACTATCAAAGAATATGGGGACGAAGATAATTTAGATTATAAAGAAAGAAATGAATATTACCGCTCAGAGTACAATAAAGTAGTTAAATACTTTTCAAAAAGGACAAAAAAATTAGACATGGAATTACATTCTGAGAAATTAGATTCATACGATAAGGTATATTCTATTATATGTAAATCATAATATTAACACTTCGCCCTCACTATAAAAAAAATTATAAGTAAGTATAGTTATAACTTTATTTGAAAGTTCTATTATATTCAACCGATAAAAATAATCTAAACTTTTAATATACAATGAAAAAGTATTTATTCGCATTAACATTATTACTACCCCTCCTCCTTGGTGGGTGTTCCAGTGACGATCAATCAGATGACAACAACTCTCCGTTAATCGGATCTTGGATATCCATAGATGATGATGTCGAGATTTTCTATCTTGACCTCAAAAAAGACGGGACAGGGAAATGGACCGGAACCTACGCCGGAGAAGTGGAAAATGTACTAAGGCTCACTTGGAGTGCAACCGAAACCACTTACCATGTCAAATATGAAAACGGCAATTCTGAAACAAAACAGTATAGAATAGAAGGAAACCGCCTCTATTTAGGAGATGTGATATATACCAGAAAGTAA